CTGCTACAATTCCGTCTAAGCCACTAATTCTATCTAACTCTTTTGTAATGTAATTAATATTTCTTGTTGTTCTACTCATCTTATCCTCCATATGAAATCCTCATTTCATTCCTCATCTGTACATACAACACAATACATACAACTGTCACAACAACCATTGTCACATTCTTCAGATGTAACCTCACTACAATCTTTATCATATTCATCACAATATAGCATATTTTTACCTCCCATTATCAAAGGAAACCTTATGATTTTTTATTTCCCAATTTTCTTCCACATTCAGGACAATATTTTATTGGAATGTAAATAGAACCAACACCCTCTCCGTTAAAATAACCATGACAAGTGAGAATTAATTCTGGAGTAGTGGTTTGATAATCATGAATAACACCGTCCCATTTTTCATTTTCTAATACATTTCCATTCAGTCTACCTTCGTTTAGATTATCACTATGGTATGGAAGTTTCGGTTGTTCCCATCCAAATTTTACGTCTGTTCTTCTTTCACAATACATGCACATATTTATTCCTCCATTCTTCCAAATAAACTCTTGATTCATTTTCTTTCAGCTAAACATATTTCTTCTGGATATGCAGCCATTATATCTCCGTTTTCAAGTTGGATATTCCACATAGGCAAGCACTCCAAATCAGCACCATTTTCTTTGTCTTCCGTAATCTCTTTTACTCTACCAAGTACCGTGAATTTCATACCTTTGTACTTCTTTTCTCCTGTATATGGAGTTCCAAATGTATCTGCAAATCCGACATGTTCATATGTATCAAAGCAATCCTTGATAAAATTGCGTTCTTCATCTTCTGATAAATCATCCCTTGATTTATTCGGATTGTTAAATCCGTATTTTTTATATAATTCATTAAATTCTTTTTCCATTATTTGTCACTCCATTTCTCTGAATCCATTTCTCTTTAAATACTCTATGTAATCTTCAATATCTGATTTCTTTTTAACCTCAATATCTTCTGGATGATAATATCCATAAAAAGCATTCGTATATACCTTATATGTTTTATTTTCCATATCAACAATGAGGTTATAATTATTTGCACAATCACCACGTTTCTTCCAATTCTTATCAAGCCAAAACAGATGTAATCTCATATAAATCAACCATCCTTTCTTACTCATCTACTTATATATTTTGCGTTTAATATTCCATTCTTCCAAAACGTAACAACTTCACCTATAATTTTCCCTGACCAATCAGGGCAACAACCTTCATATTTTCTTGTATAACTATAACTACCATCGTTTTCCATAATAATAACTTGACTATATCCGTCTACCCTTGTAGCGGTGATTATTGCATTTTTAATAACCTTTTTTAGTTCGTTACACATATAATCGAGCATCCTTTCCGTTTGAAATTGCTATTTCAACAATTCTCTAATCATCATTTGAGTCAATTCCCAAGCTTCATTCCAATCTGGGTAAGCACACGAATAATTGTAATCAGAACATGGTTCAAAAGCACCATCTACAATGTTATTGCCTTCAATCATATATTCCATCGCATTTTCACTTTCAGAATCACAATCAGGAACAACAAATATCACAATACCTTTTTGTGTATTTCCATCTAATACAAATCCAAAGCTGTCTCCATCTTCTTTAAGAAGTGCAATTTCTCTCATAAAATTTTCTTTTTTCATTTTCATCACTCCAATCTACTTAAATAATGTATGTTTTCCATCTGCATCACGTTTCCATTCGTAACCTGCAAATTCAAGGGCTTTCAAAGCTCCATTGTAATAACTCATATCTTGTGGTCTTGCATCTTTCATATTTGCAATCATCCACCGTTTATCTAACCATTCTTCTGTTTGCTGCTTAATTACTTTTGGTGTTCTCTTCATTTTAAGCACTCTCTTCTTCATCTTTAAAATAAATTTCAAATTCAATATCATTATTAATCAGACATCTGCAAACCCAATCAGCTATTGGCTCAAACTCTGCATCAGGAAGTGTCCACCAATCATCATATGCTTTTCTAACAATCTCTTCTGCCTTTGTAAAATCCTTATCATTGCAAGGAATTATTACAAAATCAATCCATGTATTCATATCAGAAAATACATTTATACATTTTGTAATTCTTAAATTTGAATTATTTGACATATTAAAAATCCTCACTTTCTATTCTATCTAACATATCCTCATCGACTATTCCTATAATTCCAAGCCTCTCACACATATCAAGCAACTTCATTAACTTAGTATGAGCCTTATCTGTTTTCGTTTCTGTATCAAATACCGTATCATCGAATCCAAGCATTTTATAAATATCTTCCAACATAATTTTGCACTTCGCTTTCTATATTTCTACACATTTAATAGACCATTCAGGATGACTATTTAAGATACACTAATCCGTTCGTTACCTTACAATTCATCACACTAAAACACGACATGTCCAAGTTCATCTACAATTGCACTTTTATACATTTGTATTACCTCCTAAATATTCATCAATTTTTTCATATAATTTGTCACAAAGATTTAATATTCCTGCTGTTCCATTTTCATTATCATCATCATAAACTTCCTCTGATGCTTGATAAGCTAAGTCTGCTATTTTCTTTAATAGTTCTTTCATTTCGTTTGTTACCATAAGTTACCTCACTTTCTTAATCCCAGTCACTAGGCAATTCAGGATGACATTCATATTGAAAATCATCAGCATTTAATTGATTGTGTTTCAAACAATATTCCAATTCTCTTCTTGTTAGATTTTCACATAATCCTTTTATATCTACACATTTTCCATCCATTTCAGAATCATCTACATCAAATTCCCATATTGCTTTTACTATCATTTTTTTGTACCTCACTTTCTTCATTAGAAACAGTTCTTTCTTTTGGTTTTATATCGCTTCTAATTCCAATATATTTATCATTGATTCTTTGTAAATCCATTTTCCATCTGTTCTGATTTTTCCTACAAACTCTGCGAGTGAAATTTTTTTATTTCTTTCCATCTGCCATGAATACATTTGAATCCAATCGTTTAATAGATTGAACATTGAATAATCATAAAATGGACAACCCTTTGGTTTTACCTTTTCCAAAAACTCTTTTGTCTTTGTCAATATTGATACATGAGTTGTACCATTAAAATCGACTATAATATAATTGCCTTCCATTTATATCACTCCCTTACTCTGTCACAAATACTTCATTCCCATTTGTATCAAAATATCTTTCATGAAATTTTCCATCCACATAATCAATATCTCTTCTAACATCTTCACAGCCTGTAATAAGTTCTGCGTATCTTTGATCTGCCAAAGCTTGCCAGCTTTTAATTCCATGGTCACTCTTTACATTCTTAACAAGTTTACGAACATCATCATAAAATGTTTCTGTATTTGTAAGTTTATTCAGCTTATCAATTCTTGCACAATCTCTCTTTTCAAAAGCAAATTTATATGTCATATTCACTCACTCCTTTCAAAAAGTAAGGTGGCTTATGCCACCTCACCTCTAATTCTCTTTGCAAATTCTGCACTATAATCTTCATTTCCAATATTTACAGGCAATACTAAAATCTTATATTCATCTCCATTGATAAGTAATGGTGCTTTGTTACTTGCACCGAAACATAAAGGCTTATCAGAATCAACAATATTAAATGCGTCTGTAAGAAACTGCGGATTAAATCCAATATAAAAGTTGTCCTTCATATTATTTTCGCTTGTCTCAAATTCATCAAATGCCTCATATTTACCTGCTGAAATATATGAATACAAGTTTCCATTTTCGCTATGTAATACAACTGGCTTTTTATCTGCACCAGATGTCTTTCTTAATTCTGCATCATACTTCATTGCTTCAAGAATCTGTTCTCTATCAGGTACAAATCTATAATCATCAGACATATCAAGCATACTGTCTACTTTAAAATAATCTCCGTCAATTCTACGGATAATGTATGTAAAATCATTTCCTTCAAGTCTGATATATTTTCCATCCTGATAGATTTCAATTTCCTTTTCAGACTTCTTATCCATCAGTTTCTTAAATACATGAACACACTTGTTATGTATTTTTACAGTATCAAACGGATTTTCTGTTGTCTCATAAATGGTCTGATTTTCAAGTGTTCTCATTCCAATTCTGTGACCATCAAGAGCCTCAATTCTCTTTGACTTTGTATTAAAATTGAATACCTGCATCATCTTTCGGTTGTCATCATCTGCTGTATATGTATTAAGATTAACAACCGTTTCAAGCAACCAATTCTCTTTTATGGACATAATTTTCTTTTTACTTTCATCCATTGACGGAAGAAATATGTCTGTATTCTGATAACGAGGAATTGTAACAATTTTCTTTCCGCACTTTATATTGATTTTGCCTACTTCCATATTCTCGGTAGTTACATCTTCTAATGTAATTTCACCGCTCATTTTTGAAATGATTTTAATATCATCCACATTAATTCCAAGAACTCCTGGGTGAGCATCATAAACATTATCTGTTCTGACTTCTGCCCAATGCTCTATATCAGTTCCCCAAACTTTGAGAATTCCATTTTCATCTATCTGGAAATACAATCTTGTCAGTGTAGAAAGAGGTGCTTTTTTATTAATTGCAGCCGTTCCCTTCTCCATCATTACCTTTAAATCCTTTGCATTCATTGTAAATTTCATCATAGTTATCTACCAACCTTTCTTTTTTCTTTCCAATAAATAAGACAGACACATTTGTTTGCGTCTGCCTTATTATTCTCTGTATTAAGCTTCAAATCGTTCCAATATTATTTTAATCGCTTCATCTGCTGTAATCAGCTCTTTATCCCTTAGCTTTACAACCTTATTGATTTTTGCAATTATCTTATTTTTTAAATTACTCCCAATTAGATTATTTTCTTCAATTTTTCTCTTACAATCATTTGCATACTCTTTTATGTATCTTTCTGCCATGTTTATTACCTCCTGAAATTACAATTTCCTTTGATTACATTTCTTCATTATTATATGTATAATCAAAATCTCCATATGTTAATCTTGAATTAATTGTAGCTCTTGTTTCAGTTTTCCAGTCTTTGCGAAACTTTTTAGCTTGCTCTTTTTGAGATAAGTCGCCATCATAATATTCCATATTGCCTTCTTCAATCTCTTTCGAGATTTTCATCTTTAACTTCTGTTGTGATGTGCCAATGAATAAAAGACTCATACTAGAATATTCTTTCCATTCATTGCAGCTATGCAAGTAATATATTTGTTGTGCCATATAATCATCCTTTCTATGGTTGCTGATAAATCCAGTTTCCATGTCTTACCTTGTCGCTATATTTACTCCAAAATCCTAACTTTACCATACCTCTAACACTACCTGTTACATGAATACAACTACAATTTGTTGTAAATCTTTTACCTGTTGCGTTTTCATACTTTCGTGGACTACTGTAATATGCCATATAATCACGCTCCTATCTAAAGACCATGCAATATTTATTATGATTACTATTGTCTGCTACAAATTCAAACAAGATTACGTCATAACCCTTTTTCTTGATATATTCCTTACGTTCTTTAGAATTATATTCCTTCGTAAGACCTTCTAAAGTTTCAAAGAAATAATGCTCAAGCCCAGAATCTAACACTTCTGCTTCTTCTCGTGTACCATGTCCGTTACGAATCTTACCTGCTTCTTCTTTCGTAATGTTAAAATAATCTGTAGTTTTGTGAATTTCCATTATGACCTCCTATTCTGCCATATCCAACATCAACATACTGTTTGTGTCTGCCAGATAATAACTTGTGTTGCACATTACCTTGTTGTATTCAACTTCACCTTCAAAGTCATTTACAACTGCTTTTTCTTCTAATGTCATATCAGAATATTTTTTCTTTCCATATGAAGGTGGCAGCCATCCTTTATGTTGTGCTCCAAATATATTGAACTTTTTCAATAACTCTTCATTTGTAAATGTAATGTGGCAAGTTCCCTTCTTATAAAAAGTTACATTGAAATACTTCAATACAATATCTTTTGACTCTCCATATTCTTCAGCAAATTCTAGTGACTGGAATAAATCAACTGCTTCTGTCAAGCCGCCATCAAGATAATTGAAGCACTTTTCAATATCTCTTAATTTGCTTACTACATCGTGATCGGTTGGTTTAAATCCACCCCATGAATATTCCAAATCTCTCCATCCTCTTAATGGAATGATTACTTTTTTATTTATAATCCATGCTTTATTTGTTTTCCATCCATTAAAATAATGAATGTTCTTACTGCATTCATCATAATAGGAATATTTATTACTCAGTTCTTCAAAGAGTGAAATAATTGTATCTTCAATTCCCTTTATGATTTTCTTGCTCATATCAATTTTCAGTTCGTATATATTGTGCAGCGAAAATTCATAGTCTTTTAATTCTTCGACCTTGTTATAGTATTCTCTCTGCAAATTATTTGTGAGCTGACCAATGAACTTCGGATTATCAAATAATGCTGACCAATATTTACCACGAATTTCTCTTATATATCCGTTTACTGATGCACTATCTTTTCCAATACTAAGATTTAACACGCAACCGCCAGTCTGTATTGTCTGTCCTGTCTGCTTGTCTTTTCCAAACTGATATAGGATATGTGGTGACATTGCATAATACTCTTTAATGAGTTTCACGCCTGCTTCAACTTCCATTTTATACTGTTCGACTATTGCCTTTAAAAAATCATTTTCTGCAAGCTGCGTGTTTTCTGTGTTATATGTATATTCTCTCTGTTCCTTGGCTTTCTCTAAGCTATCAAAGATAAAAGAATCTCTCTGTACATCTGGAAGTTTTACTTTTATCAATGCAATTTCAACGTTTGTTTTTCTCTCTGCATCCATAAAAGCATCCTGAATATACTGAATGTCTGCATTGTATTCTTCTAACATTCTATTCAGCATTATTCTTTCATTGTTGCATTCATTTTTTAATGTCTCTGCGTTAAGTAGACAAATAACAGCACCGCCATTTCTCTGTTGCATTTCCAATGCTTTTAACAGATGTTTACATCCATTTGAGAACGGAGGATTCATAATAATTAAGTCATATTCCTTCATTGTGTCGTATGTCAAAAAATCATCATGTACAACTCTGAAATTCTTTTCCTTTAATACTGCTCGTAAGTTTACGTCATTCTCTATACAGTCAATATTTAACTTGATTGTTGTGTACCATCTGTTATTAAAATCTTCCTTTTTCTTTAATGCTTCAACAATATTTCCCTTACCTGCTGATGGTTCAAGAACTGTATGTATCATTTTCCAATCCAATCCATCAAGCATTTTATCTATAAGATTTTGTGGTGTTGGGTAGAAATCTTTATTATCTGTGAACATATTCTATACCTCTTTTCCATATTCTTTATGTTGATTTACGAATTTTTGTATCTCATCTTTTGTTTTGAACCATTCTGTTATATGTATATCATTTTTGTTATTGATGTTTTCTTTATATGCACCATATCTATAACCGTCTCTATAAGCTATACAATTGTCTGGAAGATAACTAATTCCATATTTATAATTTCCAATTACCATATTTACCATTTCCTTTCATTATAAAAGGTGGTATATTTCAACCACCTTTTTTATACTGTACTAAGCTTTTCAGTCGGATCATATTTGAATATAAATCCCTTCTTAAAGCTACTGTAAAATCCCTGTAATGTTGCCAACTTTCGCTTTACATCTGCAAAGTCTGACTTTGACAACTCTGTATCAGGCTTTACTACAAATAACTTTTCGCCTGTCTTTGTGTGTACATCTTCTGTTACAGTGTATGTGATTTGTGTTTCTGTCTGTTCTGTTGTATCATCCACTGTATTATTCCCTGTCTCTTTAATGGTTGTATTTAATTTCTCACATGGGTTTTCTTTGAATAAGAAAGCATGTTTGAATTTACTATAATAACCTCCAAGAGATTTGATGTACTGATTCACCTTGATATATTCTTCACGACTTAACTTCTCAACTACTTTTGCAAGATATATCCTTTCTCCTGTTCGTGTATTTGTATCTTCTGTCACTTCATAAGTATATTTGTTTACATCTACATCAGTTTCGGTTGCCTTTTCTTCTGTCTTATTTGTTTCAGACTTAATAACCTTCTTTACAACCTTTTCAACCTCATAAGGTGTTTTAACTTCTTGAATTTCACACCATGCAAGACTTCCCTTTTCAAACCATCTTATGAAATTATCTGTAATGTACCAATGATTTGCTTGATTAGCCATTCCTGTACATTCTTTTGTGAGCTTTCCATTGAGCTTATAAGCATGATACATTTTCTTTCCGTTATAATCTGTTTCATGAATTCTATAAACATATCCTTTGTTATGACCATAATTGAAAGATGTCTTTACAATAAAGCATTGACCATCTTTAATACTTCCATCTGTAACTTCTACAGCTTTGTTTTCCTTTTTATATTCAGTAACTTTTACCTTTTCATATACGACTCCATCTCCTTCTCCAAGCATTCCACCACAAGTAGTATCAATCTTGTTGATAAATGCTTCGAACTGATCCATGAGTGCTTTATCTTTTTCCATTGATTCAATATGACTGTCTGCCTGTCGTGCTGCACTTTCTTCATTATCATTCCATCTACCCATATAGGTTGTTATCAAAGATTTTTTATATTCTTCTCGCTTCATGGTTCTGAAATTCTGCATATCTTTCATGTAGCCTTCATATCTATAATAACTATCAATATGAGCAAACTTTAAGATTCCGTTTCCCTTTGCTACATAGACACCATCTTTTTCAATATGCCAATTCATCCTAGGTGGATTTGCCATATGTCCAGGAATGATACCAGTTACAATATATTTTTCAGAAGCTTCGCTTTCCTTACTCCGTAACTTCTCAATCATTTTCTTTGCTGATTCTTCTTCCTGTTCGCTTGCTCCTCTTTCCATTGTCATCTGTTCAAGCTTTGCAATCTTTTCTGAAATACTTCTATTCTGAAGTGTTCCGTCATAATTGTATTTGCGTATCTCTTCTGGCTTTGCTTCACTACTACAATTTACAACTAATGTATATCCATTCTTTGTAGCAATTCCACCCCAATAAGCAGGATCGTAATAATCTGTCATCATGTCGCTATGGTCTGCATGGTATCCGAACACTTCCCATCCGTCCATTGCCATAAGTTTATGTGCTATCATTACGCCTACATCTTGATATTCATAATAGGTACTCATAAAATCAACCTCACTTTCTTGTAATAAAATAGGCAGCTAGGTATTTATTCTCCTAACTGCCTTTGCGGTTACTATAAATTTATTGCATTTCCATCTTCATCATATTCAATCGGTGCAATGTGAACTGCATAACCGATTTCTTTTTCTTTGTCGTAAATCTCCATTGTGCCACCTACACAAAATTCAAATGAGAACCGCTTGTCATCCGATTCAAGCAGCTTAATCAGATGATCCGTGAGTTCATTTAAGTTCCGTGCATCCTCTTTTGACTTTTCAATAGTTGTCATTTCGCTTCACTCCTTTTCATAAATTTCTAACTTATGTAACAAATCAAACATTGCTACATATCTACCCTGATTCCGTTCTTTGAGTTTATCATTGTCGTTCTGCATTGCATCATCATAATCCTTATTTACTTTTCTAAATTCCTCTGCAATAATTTCAAGAATTTCATCCTTTGTCTTGCTACATGTATATTTTGCCATTTCCCTTCACTCCTTCCTAAGAAATCTTAGTTTCAATACATTTCTTTTGATATAGCTTTTAAAACATCACTGCCACTTGTCTGATAGATAACTTCTCCATCTTCCCAAATTTCAAATTCAGGGTAAAAATCTTCACAAATACTTGTGCGAATTTTATTTATATTTTCGCTAACGCAAACTGTATCACTGCCCTCATAATTTTGTCTTAATAAAACATATATTTTCATGTTAATCACTCCAATCTTCTAAAGAAATGCGAATTTCTTTTACTCTTTTACTTCTTCAAAATAATCTGGTGTACATGAATATTCAACACCTACAATTCCTTTTGTACCCATATTTGTTTCAACTGTATATGTTCCGTCATGATGCTTAATTGCTCCATATACTTTACCAGCCGTCCAAACCGTAGCAAAATCATCATCGCCTATTAAATCTTCTTCATAATCCTTTATACATCTTAACTGTCTTTTATATTTCATTTCTCTTACCTCCAATCAATAAGAAACACATATTTAGTGCCAACTTTCGCAAGTAGAATTTCTGTCAACTAATCCTTCTACTTCTGCACAATATCCTTCATAAGTTGTACAAGGATTGTACGCACTGCATCCGTCACAACGCTTGCACTTTCGCTTTGAACTGCTTACAATATGATACATATTCGGTTCTACATATTTCTCTTTAATGTCTTCCCATTGTTTTTGAGTTACTTTTAAATAAGCATTTACAATCATTTCTCTTACCTCCATTCTAAGAGAACACGAATTTTTTACAGTTGAATTAATTTATCTCCAATCAATAACTGGTCTAATCTTAAATTACTTTGTTCAACCTCAAGCATATCTTCAAAACCGTTTTCTTCAAGAATTTGCATTGCCTTTTCTGCCTTTTCTTTGGTAGAACACTGTGCAAAACAAGTGCCTTCTAAATCATCAATTCCATTTACTTCCCATATCTGCATTCCGTTCATCTTTTTTACCTACCTTTCTAATCCAAGAAAACACGCATTTACTATTCTATAGGTATTATTTCTAATACCTCACCTTCATCTCCGTTATATTTTAAATCAAACCACAAGGCTACATCTTCGCAAGTTGCTTCGTCATTAGATGTCCAGAAATGATCCTTTTGTTCTCCATTTTTAAATGTAACTATATTCCATTCTTTCATATCACTCGTCATCTCCTATTCACTATGAAATATCCATTTACTTTATTTCAACGAATCTCATATTTCACATACCCTATATTCGTATCCATTGCACCCGTCATCAAATCTGACAATTACATATTCTGTACCATCTTCGCCGTCACATACAAGGTTTGGGATTTCACTCAAAGGATAATCCCAATGATTAGCAAGACCATCATCGCCTCCATTTTTATTTGGGTCTTGTGCAATCTCATTTAGTTCATTAATAGTAATTAAATCATCAACAGGTCTATATCCTGTTATTTCTTCTATCCAATCCGAACTATCTATACATTCGTCACAAAATTTAACCATAATTTTTGTCCTCGCTTTTATTCTCATTCATTGCATCCGAAAACCCATCGTCATATCCCTTGTTATACATAGGATTCTCAAACTTACTGTTTGCTAATGGACTATTCTCTTCAATGCCGAACCACTCTTTCTCTTTATCTGTCATTTCACAAACTTCATTAAAGTATTCCATTGCACTTTCTCTATCATCAGAGATTAAACCGTCCTTGAAAAGTGTTGCAAGTTCTGATAACCTGCAACGTGGAATATAATCCGCATTTACCTTTTCCATGAAACAATCATAAGCTGATTGAAGATATAACATCTTCTTAAAGTTATTATGGAAATAAGTGAAATAAGTTCCATATGCCCACTGTTTATTTTCTGGCTGCGTTGGATTATAACCACTAACAACTGCATACTGTGTATCACTTTCGCTTTGTAATAATGCACAATCATTTTTCCGTAAAATCTCAATCCATTTCATTTCTTTACACCTCCAAGTTATACTCTTTAATCAATCGCTGCCTTACCATATCATTTAGATCCTTATTAACAGGCATTATTCTATGCGTATTTCTGTTGATATACACGAAATGACTTCCCTTGCACCTTGTCGGTGTATATCCGTTCTTCCGTAATATCACATCAAAGTCACGCATTCGCTTTGACTTTCTAAAATTATGCATAAATCTCACTTCCTTTCTGTTACCCGTATAGCCTGATAGTGCAGCTTTATATGTATATGTTCTCTTATTCACAAATTGCCTTTGCCAAAATATCATACATTTCAGCATTACTCTTAACAGGTGCAATCTTATTTTCAAAATATGACGCTCCCTTGCAGTTTTCAAGAAGTCCTTCAATAACTGTATTCTTTTCATAATTTGCAAATAGTTTCTTGAATATCTGGAACATCCTAAGTGTAAATGCACTCTTTTCACTTCCTGTCCAATCAATTGCTTTAATTGTCTTGATTATGAGTTCTAATAATTCCGTATTGTTCTTAGCCATTCTTAATAATTCTCTTGACGGTGCAACTTTGCCTATTGGGTTTTCAAGTTTATTATCATCAGTTACAATCTGAATATTATATGTTTCAAATAAATTTTTAAACTCTATATATTCTCTTATATTTGCCTTTACACCTGCTCTATATGTATCAGCTACACTCATCGACTTTCTAGCAGATTGCTGTCCTAAAAATGTAAGAATTGCCTCATACTCTGAACAATTAAGTACTTCAACAAGCATTTTTATTTCTCCATTTATTACAAATGCAACTACTCTATGTGCTCCATCTGCCACAAATAATTTTCCATTCCTAACATATACTTTAACTGGATCAAATTTATCTTCATTAAAATACTGTGCTATTTCCTGCACCTTTGCCATATCCGTATCTCTCTGCCAATCTGGTATATGTATGAATGTTGGATTGATAAGAATGTATCGCTTTGAGGCAATACTGAAAGAGTTCTTTAATGCACAATCAACTTCTTTCATTTCCATACTTTCTCCTGCATTTGAGTGAGCCTGTATAAACTCTTCTGTATTCCGTGGAGTTGAATAACGAATAAAGCCTTTCTTCTTTCTTATCTTTTCAGTTAGTTTACCTTCGCCTGATGTAAAACTATATCCAACATCAGCAACTTCAATATCATTTTTGTTTATCTTTAAAAGCAGACATATCTTATCTACTGTTGCATCAGATGGATTATTAATCTCGCTTTCATACTTTGATATTGTTGAGTAAGAGACTCCGCAACCTTTAGCGACATCCTGCAATGTTAAACCTTCTCTTTCTCTAATCTCCTTTAACTTCTTTCCATTAATTTTGCACATAATTAACTACCTCTTTCCTTTTAATATTTTTAATATGTATTTTGTGTATAAAAATAACGGCTTGCCTTTTGGTTCGCCGTTTAGTTACTAAACTTTTCAAATATACCCGACTTGAGCATGTCAGATTTCCAACACTCAAAGTCAGGATATTCTGCTTTGTCTGCTAAGTCTCTGTAGACTTCATGCATCTGCTTTTCTGTAAAACATTTGCCTTTCAGCGGTTCTTCATATGTTATATACTTCATTATATCTCACCTCTTTCCCTTAAATAATTTCTATAAGCATTTTCGCTTTCAAACTGCTGATATTTGCCTATTGATGGTATAAATCCCATATAAGCAAATCCGTTATAATATCCCCTCATGTATTATCCTCCTTACAAAATTCTTTACCTTGTCAATAATTGTTAGCTCGGTTGCCTTCTGCCATCTCTTTTGCCTTTCTGCAAAATACAGGCTGTTTTCAATGTTGATATAATCCAACATTTGCAAAGGCGTTAATGAGTTGTAAGGTGTTGACAATGTATTATCAATCACCTCTGTTCCGTTTGCTGTCTTGATAATTCTAAAATTAAATGCTTCCATTCTGCCTTATACCTCCTTTAATCTTGCATCACGCATAATACGTGAAATTTCACTCTCCGTTTTTGCGTTGGCTATTGCTTGCAATGTGTCTTCTGAATACAGTAATTGCTTTGCAATTCTGATTGCATCATATTTTATTTTACTCATAGTTGTATTCTCCCTTCTAAATCAACATTGACAACTGTTTCGCTAACATTGCTTTTGATAAACCTGTTGTCTTAACTCCTTTGTTGCCTTTCGTTTCTGTCTTTACAGAGTAAACCCGTGAAGGTTTATTTGCCTTTGCAATCTGATAGTCGCAGTAGGCAGTATGAACTTGTTTGTGTTTTTCTGACATATTAATATTCTCCCTTCTTTATTTTGATATTGTGAAATCATAGCAATCTGAATCTGTGTAGATTGTTATATTATTTCCGTTTTGTGTTACTGATGTTATCTGGTTTAAATTCAGATAATCGTATTTGCTAGGCATATTTCTGCCAATTAAAAAAGCACTCAATATGAGTGCTAATGTGATGATTATATATGCTATTTTACGTTTCATTTTGCATTTTCCTCCTTTTTGGGTATAAAAATAGCACCTAACAGATTTTTATTTCCATTAGATGCTATATAAATATGACACTTTATGAGATTATTTTTTTACAAGTTCCATTTTATAACCAAGCGCATCAATAATTTTCACAAATAAAACTAATGATGGACTATGTGTTTTCTTTTCAAACCGTGAGATACTTTGCTGTTTGCTTTCCGTTAAATCGGCTAATTCCTTTTGAGAAATATTAGACTCTTTCCGTAATTTAACAACATTATCAATTAAGTTGTTCTCTATATCCTCTGCACGAAAAGTAGTGGCTGGTAAACCACTTACTTCTCGAACTGCAATTTGCTTTTGGTCGATTGCAACAGCTTCTAATAACCCTTGCATTGTATCATCAAAAAATTTGCTCATGATTATTCCTCCTTTAAAATTTTTACTACCGCCTTTAGAGCTTTCTTTTCATCAGGTGTTAAGTCTGCCTTTTCATCTTTTGAGTAGACATTGACAAGATATATAGTTTCTTTTATATCAACATCTACATAAATTACTCTTGCACCACTTCGTTTCCCTTTTCCTTTATTCTCCATTGGAATACGGATTTTTCTTAATCCACCTGTATGAGAAATAGTATCTCCTAATTTCGGATTTTCTAATAAAATTTCTTGTAAGTCTTTTAAATTTTTATCAGTTAATCCTAAATCTTGCCATTTAGCGGTAAAAATTGGTGTTTCAATAAAGGTTCGTGTCATATTTTTATTTCCTCCTTTGTTTATGCACCTATAATACATCAAATTTGTTGTATTTGTCAAGTCAAAAATAGCACCCTTTACGGTTTGCGGTTGGGTGCTTAGTGGTTTGATTATTATATTTGACGCAGTTAGTCTTCAAAATCATAATTTGCGTCTATGTCTGCAATCTGCTCATCATAATATTTACGAGCATTTTCGCAACGGAGTTCATAATTACTTCCGTTGGATGGATAGCCTTCAGCTTCGCATTGTTCGGCTATCTCCTGGCATTCTTCTTGATATGCCTTTTCAAGTTCGCAGATCTTATCTATATCTGTCTTTGTGTAAACTCCTGCATTTGTCATTGACTGACGCATTTCCTCTATTGTTGGCATGGCTTATCCTCCTATTTTTGTTGTAATTGCTTTTTCTTTGCTTCTAGTTCTGCTATTTGAGCTTCTATTGAGGCAATTTCAGCATCGTTTTTGTTGTACTCTGCATCTGGTACCCATTCCATTATTTCGCTTGGTTGAACTTTGAGATATTCACAAAGTCTATTTATTGTATCTGTTTTAAATCCTTCGTTTTTGCTAATTTTAGACACAATATTAGTGCTAATACCAGTTTCCTTACATAATTGAGTTTTAGTTATTTTACGTTCAATTAATAATTTATCAAGTTTATAATATACTATCATATATTTTTAAACCTCCCTTCACATATGCTTAAAAGATAGCATATTATTTGACTTTTTTCAAGTGTGGTTTATAAATTAATACACACTATAAAAGAGCAGACCTTTTGCGTTGTCTGCCCTTCTAACTATGCACTATTCTTTTATTGTATCAAGTTCTGTTACATTTACACCTAAAGCGGATAAAATAACTTTTAAATCTCTATAACGCACCTTCATTGACTTATATAAAGGCGTTTCCTTTTCCGTCATTCCCATCCATTCCTGTAAGCGTGAAAATTCTTCTACACAAATTTTAATTGTTTCCTGGTTATTCATTTCTTCCATCCTTCCACCGCCTTTCTAGTTATAGTATAGCGGATTTATTGCGTGTTTACAAGTTACTTGATATACATTTCACAGAATACAGCCATAAAAAGCTTGTTAAACTGTGCTTTACTAATAGATGTTACAAGAATACCATCGTTCACGATCTTTTTTGACTGTGCATATCTTGCACCAAACATGTCTGACATATTCTCAGCAAGTTTGCTGATCTGTGCCTGTGAACAGTTTTCAATACCGAGATTTACAAGGAACTGTTTGATAGCTTCCAAAAAGTCACCACGTTTATGTTCATTAATCTTTTTAACATAAGCTGGATGCATTGTATCTGGTACGAAGGAATAAGTATCCTTCATACTTTTGTTTAAAGGCTCAATAATTGTATTATGTTCAGTTTGAGCCTTGCGGATAGCATTATCCGCTTCAACTCTTGAGTATTTTGCAATGACATCATCCACTGGAATACCTGCTTTGATGTCATTATCACGATTTGCAAGGATTGCCTCTAATTGTGCTTTGAGTGGCTTCATTTCAGCCTTAAACCGTAAATCTTCCTGTGCGATTGCAAGAGCTGATTCTTTAAAAGCTTTTAATTGTGTGCGTGCTTCTTCCGTCATTTTTGAAAAATTAATCTGATTCTTAGCCATAATATACCTCTTTCTACTATTTTACGCATAGTTGCGAAATAATTTTATTGTTATAGTTTGAGCGTAAAAAATTTTATTACGCAATCCACTTGTGGGAATCGAACCCACTTCTGAAAGGTTTAATCCTACCGTTAAAACGTGAAACTACCTGCTAGTAAGTGGAATAATCACTACACTTTTATGATTCCTTGCCCCGTGGCTGACAGTTTAGAATATAGCCAGTTAAACACCTATAACTTTTTTATTCGCAGAATGCAAATAGACTAATTCTGTATAGTTCAAAGTGTGTTTTATGAAATACCCTTGTCAATCGTTTAATCTTTATGCACTTATTACCCTATGCCCTGCTATATATTCACTTATTACCGCAAGCGGTAGCCCTCAAGTGGGTAGACTGGTAGCCCTCAAATTTTTATAAATTGAGCTGGTATTTATTTATCAATGTACAAGCTACACGGTGCGTAAGTTGCAATAACCCACTATGCCATCAGGCTTGAGCCGTCAAACAATCGTTATGTAGCTATATATAATAAAGGGATTTTACTGTCAGACTTGACAGCTATTGAAAAGAATTGTATAATCTAATTGCTTAGGTTAGATTGTATATACAATCTTTTCTACTCCCTGTATTATCTTTTTGATGGTACAGGGTTTTTTTGTTGCCCTGTGACTATAATATAACACGCTGTTTACTACTTGTCAAGTAGTTTTTAAATATTTTTCTTGACCTGTATATCATTACCTCTATTGATAATGATGCTATAGTTGCCATTGCTAAAATCTTTCAACAATGCCTCTAAAACAACGTTCATATTAAGATTATACTCTTTACAAGCTAATCTAAAATTATCCAAAATATCAGCTTGTATCGGAGTATTTAATTGTTTTTTGTCTGCCGTTTTAATCACATCCCTCCTTTGTTTGATGATTAAATTGTACTACTTTATAAGTAGCTTGTCAATAGTTATTTAAAATATTTTTGTCAATGTCGTTTTCAACTATCGTGTTGTATCCTCTTGACTTGACTATATAATAATACTTTCACAACTACTTGTCAACAACTTTTTTAATATTTTTTATAATTTATTGTATATAGATTAAAACTATGATAAACGATATGTCATAACTTTAAACTATAAATTATAATATCATTAATACTATCTGACATAGTTTTTAATACTACTTATGAACCGCTCAAAAGCCCAGTAAAAAGAATGTATAATATATATCTATTAGCCATTGTTTTAGACTGACTGGGGGTACTTAAAACCAACTTGATGGACTGGAAATGCAGCAAACCCTATAGCTGATTCATCTACATACCAACTTAAAAATCCATCCTCTTTCCAACTTCAAAATTCCTAATAAAATCAAGCAAAATTCTAATTTTCCCATCTCAAACCCTTTATCGTACCCCATATCGCTCAAACCCACTAACCAAGCCACTTTCAGCCACTTCACGACCAAAAAATTAAACTTCCATCTTATCAAAAATTCATTCACAAATCCAAAATCTTCCTTATTTATAAATACTTTTACCGATAACCATTTTTAATCTAAAATCTATCATTATAATCAATCACACAAATTACAACTCTCTCATCTACAATACGGGGTACAGAAAAACCAAAAATTATCTATATACTTCACAAAAATAATCAAAAATCCAATATAAACCATTAAAAAATCCTACTATAGCAATACCAAAAAATCCCATTTCTCATCTAACCCCTCTATCTCACCCATACACAGCGTTTTTATTCTACTCTACCAATAACACCTAAAATCATTTTTACCCACCTAAATGTTCAAAATACAAGGTCAATTTTTTACATCACCCAAAATCACATTAACTATTTATATATATTCATCATATTTACTATAAATAATATTATCAATTCTCACACCTATACAAAAATCCATTCTCACAACTCAAATTTCAATTTTTCTATCTATCCTAACAACTATCCACCTGACATATAAAAAATCCAAAATAGACTCTAAATCATTAATTTTTCGCCTTATATCCCATGTAAAGAATTTTATATTAACTCTCTTTATTAATTAACATATTCATACAATGCTAAAAATTCATAAATTCAAATTCATATAAGAGAAAAATCTATTGTAAATAATCATCACACTACTCTTGCCAAACAAAAAAAATAATAAATTTAAAGGAGGACTCATTATGAGCAATTTAACATATTACAACAGAAACATTTAATAACTTATCATGTAACTTTTATAGAAATATATTTGATGAATTATTCGGCAGAATTGCATTTTAATCTATTTAGGGACAAAATCACACCTCATAGAAAAATTAGCCACTTTTATCTCATACCCTTATAAGTTATCACCTAAGACATAAAAATTGAAAATCACCCTCAAAAACTCATTTTTAACCCACAGATAGGGGTATGAGAAAACTACACACAAGTTCAAAAAGATAGTATGTGCGTAAGCACAAGATGTAGCCCTTTGATAAGGGCGGTCTTTTCGCAGCGTCAGCAAGAAAAGAACATCTCTAGGTAGACAATCAAAGAGAGAATAATACATTAAAGAAGGAATTAAGTATGATGCAAGAAAACGAAATCCCAAAATATCTCAAGTCAACAGAAAGTAATATCTCCAAGAGTAATCGCAAATCAAAGCACAAACATCATTATGAAGAATGTCTGATTCAAAACAAATCCATATTTGCAGGAAAGACTTGTCTTAATACAGGTTTATATACCTACTGTACTATTTGTGGAAAAATAAATGAGCGATTCAAGGAAAATAAATCTATTGTAAAAGATTATATCAGAGAAGTTAATTCACCAATAGGCAGATGCTACTCTCGTATTTCTGATGAGGAATTATATGAAAAGTACCATAACAAATTACCAGTATTTTTTGTAGAGGATATTTTTAAAGAGAGGTATGTTAATTTGGAAGGAGAAAATAAATGAATTTAATAACAAGATTATTTAATAAAATTAAAACTATAAAAATATACTAAAAGAATTAGATAAAACATTAATAGAAATAATTTAAGAGAATAAAACTATAGGTATATCATATACGTACCCAAATGAAAGCATTAATCAAAAACACCATGTACCTAAACCAACTAATAACAATCAAACAAAAAAATATAGAGCTTGTATGAAGCGTAAGCGAAATACAAGCGTAATAGTCTGTCTTATTAATATTGTTATATATCTTCTTTCAGTTCAGTTGACCTACACAAAAGTGTAGTCAAAATTCTTATATTTTAAAATTGGACATACATAAAAGTGTAGTTTACTGAACGCTCGTAAAGGCGTTTCTCTTTAAATAAAAACAGAGAATAAATAAATATCACATATAAAGGAGGATTTTTAATTGCAACAAAAAATAGAATATTTTACACGTTTCCCAAATGATTATATTCAAGGGAATATAAGAACAAAATATGGAGTTAGTAGGAAATTTTATATCACATACATACTTATAGATAAATACAGATCGTATGAAGATTATAGTTGGATTACTATTCGTAAAGTAATGGAATTCTATGGCTATAAAACAACCAAACATAAACCAAAGGCATTTCACGAAATTCTCGATGTATTAGAATATATGGTTAATAATAAGATGATTGAAGTAAAACAAGACCTTGATTCTATAGGATATGATACTGGAATTGAAATTAAAATCATTCCTGAAAATTTTGATGCTGCTGATAAATTCTCAAAAATTACATCTTCTCAGCTTGATTTTATTATGATGAACGAATCTAGTATTAATAAAGAGAATATATTAATGGCTTTTCTTTATATTAATTCGTATATTTTCATTCGTCCAAAAAATAAAGATAATGAAGAAACTATGTATAATCCTGAATCTAAGCCAGAAGCTTTTTGGCGAAGTATAGAATCTATGTCAAAAGAGCTTTCTATGTCAAAGGATACAATTAATCAATGTATCCAATGTCTCACTTCTTCTATTGGAAATAAAGAACCTCTCTTAATAAAAAAAGAAGTTGGCAGCATTAAACCTGATCCAAAGAAACCACCACAAAATGTACCAAATATATATGTACTTAATAAAGAAGGATATGAGCAAGAAATCGAATGGGCTATTGCTAAGATGTTGGAGATTTATAATGTAGATTCATTTGGAGAAATTAAAAACGGCAATTAAGAATAAATTTTAATAAAACCCTTTTGTAATAAGGGAATATATAAATGTAACACATAAACCGTATCACACTAGCGATGATATGAATAAAAATTTTTATTTAATAAGGAGAACAAATATTTATGACAAATGAAACACAGAATCATGTAATGACAAGAACTATGGAACTCAAGACTCGCAACAAATTAATCTGCTCACCATTATTATTAAAATCAGGAGCAGATTTTGGTGGAACTGATTTAGATATTGCTGAAAGAATTTTTACAGATATTAAATTTGATCGTGCTATGCAAAAGGAATGCGATGTAAGAGATTTAAAGAAAATGGAGGAAATAGCTTAATGAAATACGAAATAATTGGAGATACATCAATAATAATAGATTTACATAATGGATATTCAATACTTGCAATGAGTAGATGGAATAAAGAAGAAAGATTGTATAACACTACCTTATACTTTAAGAAGAATGACATAGATAGATTTGATCTTATAGATTTTGCTCTTAGTGTTGAAACAGATAATAAAAAAGAATTATGTATGAAAGTTCTTAAATATGTTGAAAATACTGATTTTACTTATTATGTTAATCGTACTAAGTATGAACTTGATTGTTTTGAACGTGGAAATGCATTATATGAAAAAGAAAAGTTAAATGTTAAGTAAAAGTGATTATAAATACTACGAGAAAGCAAAAATAGCTGCGGATTTATCAGATTATAAAAAAACACATATAGGTTGTATAGCCGTTTATCAAGGAAATGTAATAGGAATTGGTTGTAATACAATTAAAACACATCCTATACAGAAATATTATAACAGATATAGAAAGTCTTGGAATAAGAACGGCATTAAACCAACATTACATGCCGAAATTAATTGTCTTAATTCTATTCGTCATCTGAATATAAATTTTTCCAAAGTAAAATTGTATATTTTCAGAACAAGATTTGATAAAGAGTTTGGCATGTGTCGTCCTTGCTCTAGTTGTATGGCAGCTATTAAAGATTTAGGAATTAAGCATATCTATTATACTACAGATTATGGATTTTGCTATGAGAAAATAAAATGTGAGGTATGAAAATGGCGGCTTGTGAATATTGCGGAAGAGATTCTGGACATGCTGAAAGATGTCCATTACACGAAGATAGGAAAAGTAATTACATATGTTGTTACTGTAAAGAGGGAATATTTAATGGAGATGAATTTATAGTTAATTCTGAAGGTGAATATCTTCATCGAGATTGTATATTTAGCTATGATTTTTTAGTTAATTGGTTAGGTTATGATTTTAAGGAAATGGGAAAGGAAGGATATTATGATAGTTAATAAATTAAGAATATTTTTTGATATTGATTATAAAACAGGTATTGAATATTGGATTCCTATTAGTGAAATAAAGATTAAGAATATGTTTCTTGCTACCCCACCTGGTTATTTTAAGTATAGAAGAAAACTTAATAATTTTATCAAGTATGGTGAGCTTAGTCCTATTATCATTGACAGGAATTTTGAATTAGTTGATGGGTATATAAGTTATCTAATTATGAAAAGATTTAGCGTTGGAAAAGTACCTGTTTATTTTCAACAATGTGTAAGTGAATAGAAATTTCATTTCATTTGTTTTCATGATAAATAAATAGATTTCTATGAAATGAAAAGAGAATATAAAAGTATAAGAATTATTTTAGGAGGATTTTTATATGAACAAAACAACTATCTGTCCTATTTGTGGACACAAATTAATTAAAATAGATGATATGAATTATGTGACATCTATCTGTCCTGACTGTCATACAACTGTATTTGATGAAGAAGATAGTAATCGCCACGTTATTAAGTATGGTATTTCTAAGAAAGATGGATATAATATCAGTTTAGATATTGTGTATAAGCAATTTTTGTCTGACCAAATGGTTATGTCTGGTAGGTTAAATGTAAATCCATGTGAAGTTATGTGTCGAAGAATTTTTAAAACAGATATATATTCTGACTCTATGTTAAATCACTTCTTTCCTATGTTCAAAGAGTTTAAAATGCAGCAGAAATATAATTATTTTGATGGCTATGATAAATATTTTAGAATGTCTGATAATTATTTTAGAAAAACATTTCCAGAGTTTTATGAATAAGAGGTGATAATTATAAAAAAGGTACAGTATACATTAGTAAAAATCCCAATAAGAGAACTTATTGATGGAGATTTTAATATTCAGATTAATAGAGATACAGAAATCAAAAAAGAATATCTTATCAAGCAAGGTGATTCTCCTTTATTTGATCAGATTCAGAGACTTCGTGGCGAATCATCATCTCATATAAGTGAACTTATGTTGGTTGTTGCAAAGAAGAATCCAAAACAGGAAGAATCTCTTAGAAGAATTCTAAATGATGGATTCATATATAATGGAATTCACTACTCTCGTTTTGGCAAATCAGCTTCACAAGGCAAAGATGGAATAACTGCATTTGTATGTGATGAAATTTTTGATGAGTTATATTTGATTACTCAGATGGATATTAAAATTGATGAGTGTGTTATTTCTAAGTATGAAGCTCAGAGATGTTTGCCATTCAGTTCATGTACTCTTATTAAAGATTATATACCTAATATTGTGATTATTGGCGAGTATGAAAAGACATTAAAAAATCAGCTTATCAAATACGTAGTTGAAAAAGAAAAAGAATTTGTTGATGAAAATACTGGTAAGAAAAAGAAATATAAAACCAGAGAAATTGAAGAAGGATTAAAAGATATTGGATTATCACCTTTTGACGGATGTGGCTGTCATGAAGAAAACTTTATGAATACTGTGAGCGAGCAACTTGGATTAGACTATAAAGTTATTGGAACACAGGTACGTTTACCATTTATTAAAGGATATTCTGTATATGTACCATTTAAACAAATTCTTAAAGAATGGGGTTACACTACTATTACTGACATCTATGGTCATGTTCATAATATTGATGATGTAGATTGCATTTGGAATATTTCGATGTTTAAAGGGCACAAGATTTTTAAGTCAACTTATGGCAAAAACGCATGGATTGAATATATGAATACTGTCAGAAAGTATGAATTCAAACTTGGAATCAGTAAATACAGTCATCATATTAAGCATTTAAATAAATATACACGAATGAATTTTCAATATTTACAATGTCTGGATCTTTGGAATGATAAATATGTCAAATGTTATACAGACAAAACAAAAAAAGACTATGATATATTAGATTCTAAGAATGATGGGAAAATCATTAAGCTTGCAAAATATACCACTAATATGTATGAAAAAATCATTAAAGGTGATAAATTCTATACATATAAATTTATGGGAATTACTGATACAGAAGATTATGAGCCAGAAAGTAAATATCTTGAAGCTGCATTGGTAAATGATGTTATGCTGAAAGATCCTGCCGTTAAGCAATTTATTTATAGAAAACTTAAAAAGTCTATTGATGAAGCAAAGGTTGGCAAGATTTACTGCTCAGGTTTTTATCATACAGGTGTCGGTGATATGATTGGTTATCTTCAGTATGCCGTTGGCGAAGAACCAGTTGGTTGTCTTGGAGAAAGAGAATTATATACAGCAAATTTTGAACCAGGCTATTGTTGTTCATTCCGTTCTCCGCTTGTTGATCCGTCAGAGGTAAATAAGATTAAGATTGTACGAAATGACATTCTTACAAAATGGTTTGATTATTTTAAAGACCAAGATGTAGTAATGTTTAATATGTATGATGTTTCAGCTCCACAGCAAGGAGGCGCAGATTTTGATGGGGATATTTTCTATTTAAGCAACGATCCTATCATTATTGATTCAAAGATAGATAAGCATATCATACTTGATATTGAAGATAAAGTAACCGCTCAGTCAAAACCATATACAAAAGAGAATCTTATTGAGTATGAAGTAATGACAAGAGATAATCGTATTGGTGAAATTACTAATGTTGCCACAAGTATAGAGAATAAATATACGACTAATCCAGATATTCAAAAATTATATTCTGATTACTCTTCTCTTCTAAGAATATTTCAGGGCAAAGAAATCGACTTTCTTAAAACGGGATTCAGATGGCATATGAATTCAGGTCTTAGAAAGCATCTTAAACAGCTTCCATATTTCTTACTTCATAACTATCCTAAAAAAATGAAATCCTATATGAATATAATCAAGAAGAATAGAGATGCTTCTGATGAGGACAAAGAATATCTTAATGCATATCACTCTCCCTCTCCTATGAATGAGTTATGTGACTATATTGAAACTTGGGAAAAGAAAAATATCTTATGGGACAATAAGGTAGATTTGGTTGATACTAGATGTTTAATCATTGATAATGATTTGGATTTGTCTGATAGAAAAGTTTTAAAGAAATGTAGGAAGTTTATAAATATGTATGCTATTGATATTAAGCAGCATCTAAATCTACATAGAGACAAGTCGAATGATGAAGACCATAAATTTAATATGGATGAAGTCGTAAATGATTATAAGACAGAACTCCTAAACGAGATCGGATTGCCTGAAAATATTATAGCAAATTATGTTATCAAAGCTTCGTACTCTTCTGTTTCTATTAGCAAATCTCTTGCATGGTCAGCTTATGGTGATTATATCATTGAAAATCTTAAGAATAACACAAATCCAAAGAGAAATATATCAATAAGAGAAGTTCCTTATAAGACGGACAATTCATATGAATATCTTGGAAAATACTATGAATTTGAGGTAGGTGATACATATTTACGACTGTAATGAAACATTTCTATATGAAATTATAGACGATTACAAAGAGGCAGAGAATAATGAGGTAAAGGACGAGATATTCAACTCGTTCTGTTCCTCAATATGGGCTTCTGATAATAAAAGACGCACATATATGAAAGCAATTCATTTTAAAGTCAGAAAAGATTTACTTAATACAGAACTTGGACAAGTATTTGATACATGGTCAGGAATTGAATACAGATATTACAAGTCAATGACTAAAGAGGAAAATTGGTGTTCCATTATCAGACAGAAAATTAATAATATTTATACAAGATATTTTGATAAAGAAGTAATTCTCAATAAAGAGTACATGGATTTATTAAAGAAACCAAAGTTAATGTACTTTGATTGGTTATCTGGGACTGAGATGGATGCAGATACAGTTACAGATATTATTGATGATACGATTGACAAAGCTGAAAAACTCAAACAACGTTTTCAAATGGAGAAAATGACATTATCTTGGAATGAGTATAAAAAGGTTATTGAAGGATTTTTGAGAAGATGTTTTGATAATTGCAAACTAATTGAAGAATATGAAGATAAGACTCAGATTGTAAATAATTATGATTTTATCACTGAGGATAATTTTTATGTGAAGTATATTAACAGGTCGCTTGATGGAGAAATAAGAAAATATCAAAAACAGTATTATGGAATCAGGGATCATAAAAAATATTCTCGTTGCAAACGTTGTGGTGGAATTATTGAGAAAACAGGAAATAAACGACTGTATTGTAATGATTGCAGAATCATAATTACAAAAGAAAATTGGAAAATTGCATCAAAAAAGTATAGAAATAAATCGTCATAAAATAGAAAATCTGAGTTTTCCTTGTAAAATAAGGCTTTATAGCTGTTTTTAGTTTCGTATATATCAGTAATGGAAAACAATGAAATCAGCTTTTCTTTATAGCCCCATCTTATAGGGCATGATAATAATATAGGCTTCTTTCAAATTTTTATTTTTATATAACTTCTCTTTCTTATATTGGTGGTTGCATTATTACAATAATAACGTAGCCACTGATACTCTTCCCATATAGTTCAATGGTAGAGCAACGGACTGTTAATCCGTAAGTTACAGGTTCGAATCCTGTTGTGGGAGTTATCCTATTTTTATAGGACTGGTCGGTTTCGGATCAGAGAATATTAAATTCTAAAATAAGCATGGTGACATGTATAAAGCGGTTCTTATCGTATTATAAGGCTGCGACTGTATAATACAGTTTAACAGAAAACACATAGGATTTATACCTAACCTAAAATCAGAGGGCTACTGCTAATGATATGGTTCGGTAGGTGTTATGTGAGAAAGTACAAGTATATGCAACTCTAATAGGCTGCAACCTATGAATCTCGCAAGGAAGAATGTGTAAAAAGAAAATCTATAACGCTTTGTGGTAAGAGTTTGCCGATTATGTCAAAATCGGTGTTGTTGCTACCTACTGTCTAATCGACAGTGTGATAAATTGTGTCCAACCGCAATAGATGGTAGTGTATTGAGTCAAATATCTCAGCTCATATTAGGTAAGAATCTCATACTTCGGTATGGGGTTTTTTATTTTGGGAATTAGTTCAGTTTGGTTAGAACGCCTGATTTGGGTTCAGGAGGTCGTGGGTTCAAATCCTACATTTCCAACTACTATCCTGCTTATGTAGGAAATAAATCAAGAAAGAAGTGAAAATTATTAAGTACATTTCAAAAAATGAAATTGAAAAATTATTATCTGAAGGTGTAATTAGGAACACAAGACGAGGATATGTAGATTGCAGAGGCGAACATATTGGGTATTATAAAACTTGTGGTGGAAAGCGTTACATTGAAGATAAATACGTTAAGTAGGTTCTGCCTATGAAAAATCGAATTGAATATAAAGGTTTTTATATTGACAAGACTGAAAATGGCTATCGTATCTGTAGACAAGAAGATACAGAAAAGCATACCCATCTCTCGAATCTTAATCCATCATATAGGCTCATAAATAATGTATTATCAAATAAAATTCCTACTCGTTGTGGATGTTATTATTTAGAATCACATGCTAGATTAAGCTATGATGAAAATTATATTAGGAAGATTCGTGAGTATATTAAAGTAAAGCAGAATAAAAGTAAACAAATGTATTACAATCCTGGCAGAAAGCGTTCTGGTGGGAATTTTTAATTTTATGGAGGATTTAAAGGATTATGGCAAATTTTGTTTTTAAGGAAACCAAGCAGACTTCTATGAAGATTGCAGGTATCATTGACACAGATAATATGACTGTTGAAGTAGATGGTGGAGAAAAGAAACTTGCTACTCTTCTATCAGTATTTAACGGTGGCAGTGTTGAGATAAATGTGAAGGTAAAAGAGGAAAGTGAACTCGATGAGCCTACTGAATCTAATGAAGAATAGAGAGTAGGTGAACTATATTTATAATTTCGAAGAAGAATTAAAAAAATATGGGCTAACCCCATCAACTTATGAACAGGTTTTACAAGAAATTTCTAATAAAATGTCTGGAATGTCAGATATAGATTGGAAAGAAATTGTAGATAAATATGATATAAAATGTCATTATGATAGCGTCAGAAAGGCTAGTCAGACCATATTTGGTAACTATTTTGTTAGAGAATATTTAAAAGCTAAAAACATAACAGAAAAAAGTACTACTCTTGATGATGCTAAAGAAGTATTAGGTGAACAATATATTGTTAAACAGCAAATACATAATGATAGATTGAAACTCAATAAATTAAAAAGAGATTTAGTTCCTTGTATTACAGTTGCAGACGAATTAAAGCAGTATATGAAAGATAATAATTTCTCAATGGAAATTCCTACATATATGTACTCTTCTGTTGAAGAAGAATCTGATTACACTATGATATGTCATATTACTGATTGGCATATTGGCTATATAATAAACAATTGTAATGGTAATAATTTTAATTGGGAAATTGCCAATGAAAGAATAAATAAATATATTTCTGAATGTAAAAAATATATTGAATTGTATAATATCCGTCAGGTTTTAGTTATATCAACAGGTGATATGATTGAGAATTCATATATGAGAGAAACACAAGCACATAATTGTGAATTTCTGCAATCAATGCAAATACACAAAGCTACTAAACTCATATATAGTCTATTAGTCGCTTTAGCTGAAGATTGTAATGTTATATTCGGTGGTATTGCTGGAAATCATGATCGTATGTCAGGTGACAAGAAAAAGAATTATGAGGGCGACAACGCAAATGTGCTTATAACTGAACATATTAAAGATTTGGTTGATGTAAGCGGCTGTGAACGTATTTCTATATTAGATACAAATTATAATGATTCTGAAATAAATATTACTGTTTGTGGTTTATCTTGTAAATTTATTCATGGTGACAGGTATAAAAACGGAAAATATAATCTTTCAAAAATTATATCTAGTGATAATCAGTTCTATGACTTAATCTTTAGTGGACATCTCCACAACTTTTCAATTGAATCAGAAAATCATGGTAGATATGCTATTTCTACAGGTTGCTTAAGCGGATATAATGATTTTTCTAAAAATTTTTATTGTAGTAGTGTAGCATCTCAAACAATAGCAATTTTAAAAGATAACGAAGTTGAAATGATAAAGGATATTCAGCTTAGTTAATTATATTTTGTTTTTACGAGGATAGTTTGTACTACCCTCTTTTATTTTTATTTATTTTATATAGGAGGAATATATAATGTCTACATATAATGTACATGCGGGTCACTGTCCGCAGGATGAGGGTGCTTATGGTGCGGTTGGTATTTTACAGGAGTCTGTTGAAGATAGAATTGTTAAGAATGCTGTAATTGCCAAGTTAGAAAACCTTGGACATACTGTATATGATTGTACATGTGACGAAAATACATCGCAGAATGGTTGTTTAGCAACAATTGTTAGTAAGTGTAATTCACATAATGTTGATTTAGACATATCTATACATCTTAACTCTGGCAGAGGTGATTATGAAGGTGATGATTCTAGTGGTGGTACAGAAGTTTATGGATATGATACTGGAACAGAAGAAATTGGTTCGAAGATTTGTGAGGCAATTTCAGAAAAACTTAATATTAGAAACAGAGGATTTAAGGTCAATCAGGGACTTTATGTTCTTAGAAACACAAAAGCCCCTGCTATTTTAATCGAATGTTGCTTCATTGATGATAGGGATGATGCAAATAGATGGAATGCAGAAGCTTGTGCTGATGCCATAGTTGAAGCTTTAACAGGCGAAGTAGTATCTGAAGATTCAAATGAAGATTATTCTGACAATGATAGTACAGATAACAATGAAGCTACAGGGGGCAGAACTAATGATTTAGGTCATGTTGATGTTTACTATAGGGCTAAGACAAATTGTTGGTGGGATGAAGTTCATGATAGAGATGATTGGGCTGGTGCCAATGATGATCAGGCAATTACAGGTATTGCCATTGGCGTTAGTGAAGGTTATGTGAGATATCAAGTTCACTTACTTAATGGCGATTGGCTTCCAGAAGTTGATGGTTATGACATCAATGATGACGAAAATGGTTACGCAGGTAACGGCAGAACACCTATTGACGCATTAAAAGCAGTATTCTATACACCTGATGGTTATGAATACAAGTGTCTATATATACAGGTATCGCCACAGGGTATGGACGAATATTACCCTGTTCAGATAGATGATCAAACTATAAATGGACAGGACGGATATGCTGGTTGTTTTGGTAGATATATTGATAAGGTTCAGCTTTGGGTTGAATAAGATTTTTTGAGGGAGTAGACCAAATTGGCTGCTACCCTCTTTTAGATTAAATCGGCATTTATCATTAAAAGTGTCAAAATATTATTGATTAAAAGGAGATTTTTTATAAATGATTAAAACAGAGTTAATTAATGCAATTGCAGAAAGAATTGAAGGAGCAAAGAAAGGTGATATTGCTCTTATACTTGATACATACGCAGAGGTTATTACAGATACATTAAAAGCTGATACTACAGAATCTGTTCCTGTAGGTAAGCTTGGTAAGTTTAAGGTTAAGACAGTTCCAGAGCGTAGAGGAAAGATTATGATGGGCGATCGCAAGGGTGAGGAGTATGTAACTCCACAACATGATGAGATTTGCTTTAAGATGTCAAAGTCTGCAAAACAGCTCTAATCTGAAAGGTCGTGATTATTATAAAAACATTACATTTTGAAAATTATGAAGATTTTGCTTGTGCTGTTTCAAACGCATATGACAGAGTAAAATCTGATAATGAATATAATTCAGTAGATGTTGTTGCAAAGTATGAAGATGCAAAAGAGATTATCCGTGAACTTATTGAAATGAGATATGGTATTGCATTTATCGACAAGTTTGGTGATCCTGAATGGGATGGTTATGATGACGCTTTCGTTATCAGCTTATTAGATGATGAAATTTGGTGCGAACCTGTAAAGCGAGATGATGAATACATCTTTGTTGAAGCTGATGTTGTATATATCTTTGGTGATTGCAATTCTAAGATTGTTCCAAAGATTGAATCTAATGAGGTATATGAAGTAGGAATTGGTGAGGACTGCGATGACTGTGATGGTGATTGTGCGAATTGTGACTGTCATGACGAGACTTACTTATATACTTCTGAAGACGAAGATGGAAATACTCACGTATTTACTGCTAGTAAATCAGATGGCAATTCTTATATGAGTTATTCTTACTACTCTAGCGATGAGTTAAGCTATGAGGATATTCAGAAGATGTTAAAGACTTTTGGATTTTAGATTATTTAGAGTGTGTGGTGTATGCTGCACACTCTTTTTTGTATCCTCTCATAGACCACTAAAGATGTGGGGCAGACTGTAAATCTGTCGTCTTCGGATCGGCTTGGAGCGTTACCAAGTGGGAGGACTTTGATGTTTTCTATGAATGGAAAGGAAGTGAGATTTAATGGGAAGAAAAATACAACACAACAATATTGTTACTGATGAGCTATTGGCTCAGTGTAATAAAGAGAATATAGAATTAGGAAATGACTTTTTGGACTATCTTTGTTCAGTTGATAGATCACCAAATACAATCAATGCATATAGACGTGACCTTTACATTTTCTGGGTTTATCTACTTCAGCATTGTAGTAACAAATTTTTTATTGATTTGTCTAAGAGGGACATTGCTCGTTATCAGAGTTTTTGTCTTACTGAATATAAATGGTCGCCAGCTAGAATGCGTAGAGTAAAATCTACTCTCTCATCGCTTTCAAATTATGTTGAAGCTATATTGGACGATGAGTATGAGAATTTTAAACCAATCATACGTAAAATTGAAAATCCTGCAAATGAGAAAGTATTTACTAAAACTGTATTTTCTGATGAGCAAGTACAGGGAATGCTTGATTATTGGGTTGAAAAAGGTAAGTATGACAAGGCTTGTATTTTAGCGTTAGCTGCTTTTAGTGGTAGACGTAAGAGTGAATTACCACGATTTAAAGTATCTTATTTCGATGACGAAAATATTATATATGGCTCTTTGTATAAAACACCCGAAAAGATCCAAACAAAAGGAAGAGGCTCTAGGGGCAAAATGTTGACAGTATATACACTTGCAAAGCCATTTAAGCCATATTTTGATTTGTGGATGAATTATAGAAAAGAACACGGAATTGAATCAGAATGGTTATTCCCGAAGAAGGTAAATGGAGAATATATAGATGAACCTATGGATTCAAGCACTCTTGATAGTTGGGCTGATACATTTAGTAAACATTTAGGAGAAGACTTCTATTTTCACAGCCTTCGCCACTTCTTTTGTACCTCATGTTCCAGAAGTGGACTTCCTGATGATGTAATCCAAATGCTAGTCGGTTGGAATTCACTTGATATGGTTGCGGTGTACAAGGATATTGATGCTGATGAGCAGTTTGCAAAATACTTTGCAGACGGAGAAATTAAAAAGGTTGAACAAAAATCACTTGCTGATCTTTAGTTTTATCTAAAATCACTTCTTATTATTCCAACACTTCTTCACATAACAACCAAATTTAATAATTCTAACCACTAGAATACCTATCCCTTTAATTATAATCTTAATAAGAAAAATAATTGAGAATACCTCTCCACATACAAATGCATATTTGTAGATCACACCCTCATTATTAAATAAAGCTACAATTATAAATGACATATAAATAATTAGTCCATCTACTCCACAGAAAAATATGAACTTATCGTCTTTAGATAAATACATAACACTCTGTATAAAATTAGGTTCAAGATATCCTAATCTTCTGCGTAGATATGAGTTTCTATCATATATGTTGTTTTTGAAATTATAGTAGTTATATTTATTGGGATTGTCTTTTAATATTATATATGAGTTATGTGTGGATCTATCTATATATTTGATATTATAATCATTCATATAAGTTGATATATTGTTTATAACATCATCTATATCTTTTTTATTATATTCCTTATTATTGTTTATAATCTTATACAAAGGATAATAGATTCTATTATATGCAATCTTCATATTATCTAAAGGAACATTCTTATTATAATTATATTTGGTCACAATGAAGGTAAATATACCTGTTATAAGTGCAGGAAGAATTATTTTTAATATTTCTATAAATGACTCCATATACAAAACCTCCGTTGTTTCTAAGTAATATTTTTCTTGCACCATATTTCAATATGTGTTACAATACAAATCAAGAAAAGATAACAAAAAAATGCTACCCGTATAGCAAGCGGTTAGCCCAAGTTGACTATATATCTAAGATTAGAAAATAACCGTACTTTGGCGAGGGCGGTTATTTTCTTTTGTTATTGTTATTAAACGCAAACGTAAGAATAGTAAAGATTACTATTGTATAAGCAAATAAATTAGCATATGTAACCATTACTGTTGCCCTCCTTTCGTATTAATTTCCTCGAAAGGATATCTATGAATGAACGTGAGTTCAGTCTCACGAGAGAAGGACTAACCGCCTACCACTTTAGGTAGCACCTTAAAATTAACTATATCATATCTGACAATTTCTGTCAAAATATCCAAAAATAAGATAATAATATAACGAGAGGTCTTGCGTTAGTAGACGATTCAAAATCAAATCAACAGGGAGTATTGGTTACTAAGCTATCCGATTAATAAATTGCCTTTTAATAGATTTGTCTATGGTAATGACAAAGGTAAAATAAAAAGAATACCATCGCTACTACTCAGGGCGGTTTGAGCCGAAATACACGGTCAGAATATGTATTGAATCAATGTGGAACATTGCAGGTGAGGTATCCTGTTACAGCTTTGTGCACAAGCAACAGTTATGTGGTGCTTTATGCTGATTATCATAGCGGAATGACGAGCAATGGAAGCTCACTTGGCTCATAACCAAGAGTATGCAGGTTCGAGTCCTGCTTCCGCAACTCAATGATTAAAAGGAAAACGAAAAATAAAGAAAGGAGTACATATAATGGCAAGTAGATTATCTATTGAAAATGATAGATTAAAAGTTGGTCAGGTAAAACGAGTGACATCGAATAATGGAAATAAAATTGATTCTATTACTCTTCTGCTTAATGAATCTGTAGAAGTTTTATTTGCACCAAATGGAAATACATTGGAATTTACGGTATCAAATCCAAATATTGATATGAGCAATTTAGACTGTACTATTGATAAAGAGACTTTAAGGGATTTAGTAATCAGTTTCAAAGACGCATACAACCAAATAATTGCAAACGAAAGTGAGGGTACAAATTCATGAAATTAAATATTAGCAAAACTATTGATGAAAATGTTATTGGTGTAGATATTTCTGTTGCAGAATTGGGTACGTCTGACACAGATGCTGCCACTGAAAAAGATATGTTACATAATTTTGTAAGAACAATCGAATATTCTAAGATATCCTTTAAATCTAATATGAAAAATGACTCAAATGGCGATCCAGTTACAACTGATAGTGAAGTTGATGATTCAACTATTATCTCTGTTGAGTTAAAAGATATTATTAACCAGTCATTTGTTGTAGATGAAAATCTTCATATTACATTCTCTGTAGATGTTACAAAGATTCCAGAATCAGAAGTTAAAACACCTTTTGATAGTGTTGAGAAGCTTGGCAAGGCAAAGGTTGAACTTTTCGCTACTAAGATTCAGGAAGAAATCGGTAAGAAACTTGCTGAGATTCGTGCTTTAAATACTAAGTTTGAAGGTGAAACAGAAGTTATTCTGTAAAAATAATGGGTGGTACTCTTCCACCCTAAATATGCTCGGTTAGTCAAGTGGTCAAAGACCTCCGACTTTCTATCGGATAACATGGGTTCGAATCCCATACCGAGTATTATTATGCGGTAAACCTGACGCCAAAACCTATTTTTTGGATGCATACGAAACTTAGGCGTGTAAGCTCAACACTTACTACCGCCCTATGTCTATTATGGTTCTCGAACTGGTACTGTTGTAACAATATAATATGCTTATGCAGCTTAATGAAAGCTCGAAGTTTAAGGACTCAATGAGAAAGACTCTAAATTTGCAATAAATAGCTGATACTTAAATGGACAGCGAGGCTATATGATATTTATATAGTAACAGAGAGTTGCTTCATGAGGCGACTCTCTTTATTGTGGTATTGACAGAGTTGGCAATGTATCTGACTGCTAATCAGAGGTCATCGTTTATTCGGTGCGGATGTTCGAATCATTCATACCACGTTAGCTTACGACAAGCTTAAATAAAGTTGCCGTAAACGGTAGAAAGTCCGTGTGAGATTATACAATGTAGAGACAAAAGTAATTTCAAATATAATAGCAACTCTACTGCTGTTATATTTTGCCGTGTGTCCGATTGGTCGAGGGTGCTGTCTTGAAAACAGTCTGGATGTAAAAGTCTTTTGGGTTCGAATCCCTAACACGGCGTTCTAAATAAATTGCACTTTCATAGTGTTTTATAAGTTAAATTTTTATGAGAAGTGGTATTGTTACTGCTTCTCTTTTTATATTGGAATAAAAGGAAAGAAGGTGAAACAATGGCTAAAGTTTTAGAACCAATTTCAGACGCTGAACTAAAGAAAATTACAGTTGTGAATTTGCGTAATGAGTATAAAAAACTTGCAAATTTCTATCAGCGTATTATAAACAATGAGCTAATATATTGTAGCCATTGTGGACAATGGAAAAGTGCTGCGACATTCTACTCTTCTAAGGCAAGTCCTGATGGTATCGAACATTATGCTTGTAAAGAATGTATATTAAATGAATGTACTGATTATGACAAGAAGACAAATATACGAACTGATAATCGTGAGAAAACAATAGAAACATTTAGAAGACTTAATTGGTATTTTAATGAAAATGTTTACAATGAACAGTTGCAAAAACTCTCTGAGCAAACAGGAGAAAAGATTAGAAGCACTGCTGTTCAACAGTGGATAGTAATTTGTAGAAGTCTGAATGATTATAGTCAAAAAACATATAAAGATTCTGAATTCTCTGTTGATGATATAGAAAATAATCCAGAGGAAGATGTAAAAATTGTTCAGAAAACATTACGTGCTGCTAAGAAAAGATTTGGTACAGATTACAATAACGAAGAATTGATGTTTCTTGAGAATGAGTACCAGGACTGGATTTCGAGATATGACTGTTCACAGAAGGCTCAAGAAGAAACATTTCAAAATCTATCAATACTTAAATTAATGAAGAGAAATGCTATAAAAAGGGGAGCTTCCACAAAAGATCTTGATTATTCTTATCAGCAATGGCTTGATACAGGTAATTTAAAACCAAAACAAAATACACTTGATACATTTTCAGATGCTCAAACAATGGGTACATTAATTCAGAAATATGAGGAAACACGACCTCTTCCTGAAATAGATCCAGAACTTGCAGACGTTGATAAAATTGGCACTTACATAGACGCTTTTTATAGAGGTCATGCGTCAAAAATGCTTGGTCTAAAAAACAGATTTTCAAATATATATGAACGAGTAATGGCAAAATATACTGTCAATCCACCATCTTATGATGAGGAATCAGATAGTGAAATTCTATTTGATAAGATTTTTGGTAGCAAGGATGATGAATAATTATGGCTACCACAAAGAAAGAAAAGAAAAAGTCATTACAAGAAGTATATCAAGAAAAATCTGAGCGTGTTTTAGAAGGAGTTGCTTATTGGGCTTCGTTCTATAGAAAAAATCCACAAAGATTTGTACTCGAATATCTAAATGTGAAATTAAAGCTATTTCAAAAGATTTTAATATACATGATGATGGTTAGTACGAATTTTATGTATATCGCAAGTCGTGGTTCTGGAAAGACATGGTTGACAAGTTTGTACTGTGTTGTGCGTTGTATTTTATATCCAGGGACAAAAATCTGTGTTGCTTCTGGGTATAAATCTCAATCACTAGAGGTTATTCAAAAGATAAATGATGACTTTATGAAAAATTATGGTTGGGGTTCAGCCAATCTTCGTTCTGAAATTTCTGAAATTTCTACTTCAATAAATAACGCTCATGTTGATTTTCGTAATGGTAGTTGGATAAAAATTGTTAGTTCAAATGATTCGGCTCGACATAACAGAGCAACGCTCATAGTTGTGGATGAGTTCAGGATGGTTGATTTGAATACAATTAATACAGTTCTTCGTAAATTCTTAACAGCTCCACGTTCACCTGGTTATCTTAATAACCCAAAATATGCTCACCTTCAGGAGCGTAACATCGAAATGTATATGTCATCTGCGTGGTATAAGTCTCATTGGAGTTTCGAGAAATTAAAAGCCTACTATGCAAATATGCTTGATGATACTAAGCGTTACTTTTGCGTAGGATTACCTTATCAGTGTGCTATACGAGAAGGTTTATTATCTCGTGAGCAGGTCGAGGATGAAATGTCTGAGGCAGACTTTGATCCTACTGCATTTAAAATGGAAATGGGTGCTGAATGGTATGGTGATACTGATGGCGCTTTCTTTAAATTCGATGATATATCTCCAAGGAGAAAGATACGAAACTCTTTCTATCCTCTTGAAATTTATAAAAATCATCAAATCAAAATTCCAGAATTAGTTCCAAATGAAAAACGAATATTATCTGTCGATGTAGCTTTGCTTGCAAGTAAAAAGCATAATAATGATGCTGCTGCTCTTATAATTAATTCTGCTATTCCAACAGAAAAAAATGATTATATATCTAATATTGTTTATATAGAAACACATGAAGGAATGACTACAGACGAGTTAGGTATTCTTGTTATGAGATTATTTTATCAATTCAATTGTACAGATTTGGTATTGGATACTAACGGACAAGGCATTGGCGTTTATGATTTTATAATTAAACCTCAGTATGATGCCGAGTATGGAGTTACATATGAAGCAATGACTTGTATTAATGATGATAATATGGCTGATAGATGTAAAATTAGAAACGCAAATAAGGTCGTATGGTCTATTAAAGCTACTGCTGACTTTAATACAAAGGCAGCTATTGCATTACGTGCAGGATTTCAGAATGGTTCTATTAATCTTCTTACTTCTGAATTTGAAGCAGAAGAATTGGTAAAAAAGATTCGTGGATATTCCAAGATGACATCAAAGGAACAAGCTATGCTTAAATTACCATATATACAAACATCATTTATGGTTAATGAATTGATAAACCTTGATCATGAAATAAAAGGAACAAATATTAAAATTATAGAAAAACCAGGAATGCGTAAAGACCGTTTCTCAGCACTTGAATATAATTTTAAAATTTGTACAGATTTAGCAGTAAAATTAAAACCAAAAAATACAGACTTCGACATCACCAAAATGGTCGGTGTCTCAAAACGCCCTAAAAAATGGGGATTCTATAACTAAGGAAAGGAGGAAATCAGAAATATAAATGGCAACACAGAAAACAAATAATTCTGCAAAGAAATCAGTGCAGACGGAACCATCGCCAACTCGTAAAAATGAGCTGACTACTTCTACTCAGAAGTATGCACAGATGATTAACTTTCAGGAATTACAACGTATCTTACAACAAAATATATCAAAAGGTACATCGAAGACATATACTCAATACACAAAAGAGAAACTTCAATCATACATAAAAAGTCCTCTTGCCAATATTGACAATCTTCGTGATATATCTGCTTTCTTATATCGTATCAGTCATAACTATAAAAAGATTATAGAATATTATGCTTACACTCCTATCTTTAGTTATAACGTATCTTACAATACTCCCGATTGGGCAAATCCCCCACAGGATGCATCCGAATACATTAAAGGATATCAAGAACTTTGTACTAGGTTAGATAAAATGGATCTGAAAGAAATGGGTTCACAAATGATTGCCACTTGTTTAAGAGATGGTATCTATTGTGGATTTTGTTACGATGATGGAGATTCTTTCTTTATACATCCACTTGATCCAAAATATTACAAAATCGGTTCTCGTGCAGAAAAAGATACATGGATTGTAAAATTCGATGCCTCTTATTTTGATTCTGGTAACAACAAGGATTTCTTATATGGTACTGGTAGCGAAACTGATTCAGAAGAAGGCTTATGGGATGATGTTTTTGTAGAAGGCTACGAAACATATAAATCAAAAGGTAATGACTATAAATGGTTTGAATTACCACCAGAGAAAACTATCTGTATTATATGTGGTAATGATCCAGTTGTACCACTGCCATACTTCTTACCCGTATTCGTATCACTCTTAGACTTGCTTGACTACGAAGCTCTTATTCGTTCTAAAACAGAACTTGAAAATTATGTTCTTCTCTTATCAAAAATCCCTATGAATGAAAACTCAGGCGAAGTAAATGACTTTGCCGTAGACCTTGAGATTGTACAGGCTACTCAAGCTGCGATTGATGAAGTATTACCAAGTCTTGTTGGTTCGGCATGGACTCCATGTGAAGTTGAAAAGATTGAGTTTGGTAATAAAAATCAGGTTGATGATACAAATGTATATTCACAGGCAATTAAGAATCTATTCTCTTCTCTTGGAATTTCAGAAATGATATTCAATGGTCAAAAATCTGGTTCTGTTGGTCTTAAACATTCTATTACAGTTGATATGACACTCCCTATGGAATTATTAAAAAGAATCGAAGCAAACATCCAGAGATATGTCAAATTAAATATCACAGAGGATTTTGATTTTTATTTTCATTATGTATCTGTATTTGACCTCGATTCGAAAATGTCACACAAAAAAGACAAAGCTACATTAGGTATTGACACTATGGATTATGCAACGCTTGATGGATCTTCTCCTTTAAGAGTAATAAATAATGCTTTTATGGTGAAATCATTGGGATTGTTAGAATATTTTACGCCACTTTCTTCTTCTTATACACAAAGCAACAAACAAGGTGGTGGTCAGACTAAGAATGATGATGATCTTTCAGATGAAGGACTTGCTACTAGAGACGGTGAAAAAGATGAAGGAACACAAGCAGGACAATAAGGAGTAAAAGGATGGAACAAAATTTTATAAAGACATCAGATCCTGAAACAGCTTCTAAGATGATAAATCTTGGTTTTCAGAAAATTGATGAACAAAATGGTATTTATACTTTTCTGAATACTGATAAATTGATGTTTTCAGATGATATAGATAAATCAAAGATTCAGTATAGTAATATGCTGAACATTTAGCCACTCTCCTATTTCGAGTGGTTTTATTTATGCCTAAATTTTAAAGAAAGGAGAAGAAAATGGCTAAGAAAAGACTTCTTTATATAGAAGATTTGTATGATTTCTATTCAAATAAATACAAACGTTCTACGAAATTCAGTGCTGAAAAAACTGGTGAACCATTGGTTGTTCAGGTACATGGACGTATAAATTTTGATGAGTCAGACAAGAACAAAGATGGGCTTCTTCCAGTTCATTTACAGTCATGCCATACAGATTTAAATGTAAACGGCTCTAATATTGAATCTTCTGTCATGGAAGCTGCCCTCCCATCTTTTAGTAATCGTCCTATTCTTGGATACATTCACAAGGTAACAACTGATGAAAATCCAGAAGGTCAGTGGGAATTTTATTCTCATAATATGCATGAAGACGAGAATGGTGATGTGGTTTATGATGAATATCCTATTGGAATCATACCTGAAAGTTGCAATGCACAGTTAGTTTATGATGAAGAAAAAAAGAAAACTTATTGTGAAGTCGATGGATATATTTTTGAGGAATATTCTAAAGCTGCTGAAATTTTACAGCGTGAAGAAGAATGCTCTGTATCAGTCGAATTGTCAATCCGAGAACTCAGTTATGACGCAAAGCAGAAGTTCTTAAATATTGAAGATTTTTGGTTTTCTGGTGTGACAATTCTAGGAAAGACACCTCAAGGCAATGAAGTAAAGCCTGGAATGACTGGTTCAAATATTAAGTTGGCAGATTTCAGTTCTAAGAATAACAGTTTATTTGAAGATTATGAGTCAAAAATGGTTGAACTACAAGCACGAATTGAAAATTTAGAGACTGCTTGTTTCAATAAAGAACAGAATTCTTCTGTTCGCACATTATCAAAGGAAGGAGGAAATAAAGAAAGTATGACAAAATTTGAAGAGTTACTTGCTAAATACAATAAAACAGTTGAAGATGTAACCTTTGATTATTCAGAATTATCAGACGAAGAATTAGAGGCTAAATTTGCAGAAGTATTTGGTGAAGACAACAATACAGATGGTGACAATTCTGGTGATAATACAGCGAATGAACCTTCTAATGATAATGAAGGTGATGGAGAAAACACTACTGAGCCAGAAGGAACTACTGATGGAGATAATGAGGGCGAAGGTCAGAATTTTGAGAATATTACAAAGACATTTGAGATTTCTCATGATGACATTCGTTATGCTCTATATAATCTCTTATCTTCTTATGAAGACGCAGATAATGAGTGGTATTACATTACTGGTGTATATGATTCTTACTTTGTTTATGAAAGTTGGGATGGCGGTAAAATTTATGGTCAGAAATATACAAAAGATAATGACAATGTATCATTTGATGGGGAACGCTATAATCTGCACAAAGAATATCTTACCGATTCAGAATATACAGAAATTCAGGATATGCGTTCCAACTACTCTTCTGTTGTAGAGGAATTAAACACATATAAATCTGCTGAAGTATTTGCAGACAAGATGACTGTATTTGATGACGAAGCATATTCAGAATATCTTAATACAGATGAGTTCAAAGCACTTATGTCTGAGGATTCTGTAAACAAATATTCTAAGGAAGAGTTATCTGAGAAGGCTGATGCTACTCTTGGAAAACTTGTTAAAAAGAATAAGACATTCTCTTTTGCAGGTAAAACACCACAGAAGAAACATGTGAGCAGAGTTGCGTTTAATGCAGAAAAAGAAACGGAAGATACATATAAACCATATGGTGATCTGTTTGATTAAATCAAAAACTAAATAACTTTATGAATTAGCACTTATGGAAAATCCATAGGTGTTTTTTTATTGCACAAAAATTAGAAATTTTAAGGAGGAAATAAAACTATGGCTAGTAATTTCATTTCATATACTAAGCACGGTGTTGCTGAGTCAACTTTACTTAAGGCTACAAAAGTTGGTCATCACTACAACTTAGTAAATGAGTCTAAGGATATTGACAATGGTTCTGTTGCTGTAATTGGTGACAGAAAGAAAGCAGATGTATTTGAAGCAAAAGTTCCTACAAAGGGAGACAAAATTGTTCTCATTTTAACTGCTCCAAAGATTTATGAGGAATATACAACAAAAATGCAGGAGGAATCTAACTTCTATAATGGTAAGGGTGAAGTTATGAGAGCTTACGAGATTCAGGATACTGATAGATTCACACTTTCTACAGAAGCTTTCAATTCTGATGCAGAGTTAGCCGTTGGAAAATATGTATTCGTAGACGGTACAGATTTCAAGCTTACAACAGGTGAGAAACCAGTTATGACTGAGTATGGTTTTGTAGGACATATCTACGAAGTTGCTGCAAATGGAAATTATCGTATTTGGGTAGATAAGAATGCCCAGGTATATGCGTAATTCGGTAGAAAGGAGGATTAATATAGTATGCAGAGATTAAGATTTAATGAAATGAGCGATGTAATCGTTGAAAAGTTTGATGAAACAAAATATAAGAACTTCTCTCGTCTGTGCGTTGACACAGCAAAAGGTACTGTAAAGCAGTATTCTATCGAAGAAGCAAATGATAAGATTCGTAAGACAATCATCGAAATGGCAGGTCTTTCTGAGTCTCCTACTCCTAATGAGGTAAGAAAGGCATTTAAGAAACAGTCTGTAAGAGAAGCTGTATTCGAGGTTATCGAGGAGACTGTTGAAGATACTCTTGTATCTGGTTGGACAAGTTCACCTGTATTCCAGAAGTATGTAGAGGTTAAGACTCTCGCTCTTGGACAGACAAACAAGTTCTATACAAAAGATCCTTGCATTATCACTGTTGCTGAGATTGCTGATGGTCATCACAGCATTGAGAGACAGAGACTTGGTGCTGGTAAGGAATTTGGTGTAAGCGTTAAGTCTTATGGCGCAAAGGTTTACATGGAAATGTCAAGATTCCTTCAGGGCGTTGAGGATTGGAGTGAGTTAATCAATAAGATTGCAGAAGCATTCACAAGATTAATCAATACTCTTCTTCATGAAGCTGTTATGAGTGCTGGTACTTCTCTTCCTGTTCCTGCTAAGTGGAATATTCGTGGTGAGTTAAATGCAGCTAACCATGATAAGTTTGTAAAGCTTATTTCTGATGTTCAGCTTGCTACAGGTGGTGTCGCTACTATCGTTGGTACAAAGGTTGCTCTTGCAGGATTAAAGAACCTTGGAGATATTCAGTGGGTTTCTGAAGCTGCAAAGAACGATGTTTATAACACTGGTAGAATTGGTACATTTGAGGGTACTCAGATTATCGAGCTTCCACAGGCATTTAAGGAGAATGACGTAGAGCATTACCTTGAAGATGATACAAAGCTTCTTATTCTCCCATCTAACATCGACAAGTTTGTTAAGATGTACTATGAGGGAATGGATGAGACTAAGGAAGTATCTGAGTCTGGTGATAATGCCGATGATACAAAAGAGTACGAGTTCAAGTCTCGTTTTGGTATTAAGACTATGACTAACACAAGATTTGGTACTTGGACAATCGGTGCGTAATCCATAGAAATATTGGGCTGTATATCTAAATGATATGCAGTCCTTTTTGAATTGAGTGAAAGGAGAAATATAAATGCCATATCAGAAAAAGGCTACAACTACTTCTGCTACAAAAACAAAGACAGAAGATACAAAAGTTGAAAAAGATACAGTAAAGGAAACAGTTGCAGAGGTTAAGAAACCTAAGAAGTATGAACCAGATGATTTAATTCCATGTCGTTCTATGTATGCAGGTACTCTTCTATTTACTGGTGATAAGACAAAGATTACATATGAGTTTAGTAACATGGGTGATTTCAGATATATTGAATATCAGGACTTACTCTCAGCCTTACTTGTTCGTAAGAAGTCTTTATTTGCACCTTATATCATTATTGAGGATGAAGAGTTGCTTGAAAATGTACATTGGCAGGAAGTGAAGAAAGTATACGATGGTCTATATGATAGAGAAGATCTGATAAATCTTATCAATCTTCCAACTATGCGTTTTAGTGAAGAGTTCAGAAAACTTCCATCTGGTTTCAAAAATACAATCGCAACAATGGTTTCTGAAATGATTTCAGAAGGAACTTTTGACAGTATGAATAAAATCAAGATTATTGATGAGGAATGCGGTACTGATTTGAAGTTACTTGCTGAGTAATATATTGGAGGTGTTATATGAATATCTCCTACGAAAAAGTATTTGACAGATACTTTGGGTTAATTGATGATGTCAAAGAATTGTCTTTAGAAGAGTCTGATTTGCATGAAATATTAGCAGAACGTTTACATTCTGTTATCTCTAGTCCATTTATTCGTAGATTATTTTCCACATTAAAACTTGATGACGAAATGGAACAGTTTGAATTTGAATTAACAACTTCTGTTGATAAGTATTCTGACGAAGAATTTGTTATTGAACTGTTTAGCAAAGGTATGGCTATCAAATGGCTTGAACCAAAAGTTAAATCATTGGAAAATACTGTGAGGTTTTTTGGTGGAAAAGAAGAAAAAAAATTGAAGGATGATTTTTCACTGAATAAGGCATTGCTGAAAGAAATGAAGATTGAACAGCAGAAACTTATTCGTGATTATGGTTTTGCTTTTAAACCATATTCGTCAACGGAGTCCTAATATGCAATACATATATGGTAACTTCACAGACAAGCAAATCAATGAAGCAGTTCGTGCAATGCATGGTGACATTCACAAGCTGCTGCTCTATAAAGACAAGACAATTGAAGAGAAAATATTTGAAGATGATGAAGCATTTCTCGTCTTCTTTGAAAATGTTATGTTTAAATTAGGTGGCACAAAAACCTTATTTAATGATAACGGACTTATGGTAACTCTTATGGCAACTTTACAAGGTGCTATGGATAATTTTAAGAGCGACCATTTCAGTTACAAAAAATTCCGCAGGGCAATCTTAGATTCTCACGGATATATTAAGCAGATGTTTGAGGAGGTGGGTTGCGATGCCGAGTCTACAAACAGCTAGGCGTGTCGCAAACGCCAAAAACAACGGTGCTAAAACTATTGGTCAGATATATAAGGAACAATCTGATTGGGCAATGGAACAGACATTTGAAAACGACATCGCTACAAAGACTTGTTATATCTATGACTATTTTCATGACGATTTTTTCACAGATGGACACGGAATCACACGTTCTCTTGCTGAAGGTATGACTTATGAAAATACTAATAAGACAAAAATTGATGCAAAGTTTATTATCAAATCTTATCAGTCAATGGATAAAGATCAAGTGGAATACTATATTATGTTTCGTCCAAGTCAGCCTGTGAGATTTAATGAGGGTGATGACCTTTATTATTATGAAATTGATTTTAGGAAACGTTATGGAGCGACATTTCCGATAGGACTTTTCGTGGACATCCCAGATGATAGAGGAATTTATCATAAGTGGATTGTCTGTCGTGATGAACCTGCAAATCAGTTTCCAAAATATCTGATTTTACCAGTAAATTACGAACTCACATGGATTGAAAAATCTAATGATAAGCGCATCAAGAGACGTATGTGGTGTTGTTTAAGACAACAGAATTCCTACACTATAGGGACTTACACTGACCGATATTTTACACACACCGATAATCAGGATAAGATATGGTTGCCAATGAACTCTATTACAGAAAAGTTTTGGTACACTTCTGAAGATTCTAAAAATATGCGAGTTGTAGTAAGTGCTTTAACAGAACATCCTACAGTATGGACAGTGACCAAGGTTGAAAATTCAATGCCATTTGGTATTCAAAAACTTACTATATATACGGCATTTTGGAACGAGCATACGGATTATGTCAATCTTGAAACGGGCGAAATGTATGCGAACTATTTCGATTCAGAAATTGCCCCAACAGATCCATCTACTCCAACCACTCCCCCATCTTCTATTACAGCAAGAATTTCAGCATCCACTTCAACTATTAAAGTTGGTGGCAGCTATAAAAATCTCACAGTAAATCTATTTAATGATTCCAATGAAGATATTACAACTGAATATGCTGATGCAACCTTTACATGGACTTGCTCTATTGATAATGAAAATTGGACTGATAAAGTTACATGGCGAGCTGGCACAGAGTACAACCAAAAGAAAGTAAAGTTTCCTAATGACACTTCTACTATCGGCAAAATAATGTCTATTAAGTGTGAAATCGTTAAGGATAACTTGCCGATTGAATCTGAGATTTTGCCGTTAGAATTAACTGAGTAGGAGGTGTTTTATGGCAGAAAAATTAGTTACAAAGAATGACTTGTTGAATAAGCTTCGTGCATATAACAACACTCCTGATGATGAAAATATTTTATATAAAAAAAAGATAGAAAAGGCTTTATTATCAAATCCTTGTTTACTTTATGCACTCAATGAAAAAACGTTGGAATCTGAACTTTTTGATGATGATGGTAATATCAATTGGGAATGGAATGAAGAAAAGAAGGAATACGAGCCTCTTGGAGAATGGGATAGATATTTTTCAGATACAGCAGGCGATGGAAATATACTTCCGTATTTATTTATTCCAGACACTCAGACAAAAGTACGAAATTATCTTTGTTATCAAGTAAGTTTTCAAGACACAGTTAGATATCAACCTGGATTAAAAGAAACGTTGGTTACTTTTACTATTTTTGTTCATGGCAATGATAGGATGGATAAATTAACAGGTATTCCAAGACACGATCTTATTGCTTCTATTATAAGAGAACGATTTGCATGGTCAAATGTATTTGGGATGCAAACGCACATTATATCAAATCGTGAATCTACTACGGATAACAATTACGTTGTTCGTACTCTTGTATTCCAACTTACGGACTTAAACAGTAAGGTTCAGACACCTTATGGTGGACAATCCCAGATGATGAACTATCAGTTAAGGCGGTGATATTATGTCACAGCAAAATACTGATATGCTAGATGGACTTCAAGCTGCTGTTATAGCCGAAGCCCAAAAGAAAAAAGAAAATATACAAGAATATAAATTTGATCCCCTTAAAATGTATTTTAGAGAAGATTACTTTGTTAAAGGCATTCGTATTGTACAGCCAACAATAGGTGATATTCTCAATATGGGTGAATCAAAATTTTATTCTGGTCTTTCGCCTTTTCTATATAATTCTACTTCTATTCGTGTAATGTTATGGGATTTACCACAACGAATAGATTGGTGCAAAGTTAAAGATATTGAAGTATTTGGTATGTTAAAAAGTATGACAGATACTGATAATTCTGCTATTCGATTGTTATTCCCAGATTATAGAATTGAATATATGCAGTTAATGCAGTTTCAAGAAAAAGATTCTGATAAACCTCAATTGTGTTTATATGATTCTGAAAATGATTTTATTTTAAAAGAATCTGAATATATGGAAATAGCTGAATATATCAGAACCTTGCTTAATATCCATCCAAAAATAGAAAAAGCAAGGGGAAAGACAACAAAACAATGGATGATAGATGAAGATAAAATGAATATGGCACAAAGAGATGAGAAAAATACTTCTACTCTTCTGCCACTTATATCGGCTTGTATAAATCACCCAGGTTTTAAATACAAGTTACAGGAACTTAGAGATGTTGGAATATATGAATTTATGGATTCTGTACAGAGATTACAGATATATGAATCTACTTGTGCTTTAATGAGTGGAATGTATTCAGGTATGTGTGATATGTCTAAAGTTCCAAAAGAGCAATTTAATTTTATGCGTGAATTACATGAATAGTTAGAAAGATTGAGCGATTTATATCGCTCTTTTTTAATACAAATTTTTATATTATAAGGAGGAATTATATTATGGCATTTAAACTTGGTGACGTAATTATTGACCGTCTTCAGTTCGGCTATGGTGCTACAAAGACAAAAGCTCTTTATGCATTGACACAGTTGACAAATGCAACTATTGATATCACTGCCGACTCAACAGATATTAAAGACAAAGATGGTAACTTAATTTATAGAAAGTATTCAGGTAAGAGTGGTGAGGTTACTGCCACTAATGCATTTATGAATCTTTCTGTAATTGAAGCTATTTCTGCTCAGGACGCTGAGATTGCTTCAGATTCTAATACAATTGTTATGCCTATCTTTAAGATTGTAAAAGCAGGTGAAACACTTGATATTACAGATGCTGTTGAGGATTCATTTATTGTAAATGCACTTTCAGCAAATGGTTCACTTGGAAAGGCTTATACAAAAGGTTCTGCTGCTTCTGCAACAGAATTTAAGGTAGATACAGAAACAGATCATAAGCTTACACCACCATCAGATCCAGAGGAAACACAGTACCTCGTTAAGTTTAAGAAGAATGTTAAGAGTGGTGCTAAGCTTACAATTTCTGGTGATAAATATCCAAAGGCTCATGAGTTATACTTCAAGGCTCTTGCAGTTGATAAATGTGAAATTGGAAGCTATCGTGGTTGCATTATCCATATTTCATCATTTATGCCAAGTCCAGAAGTAAGCCTTGCCCTTCAGGGTGGAGATTCACAGACAATGGATTATAAGGGTGCAATCCTTACAAATGCTTGTTCTACATCTCAGGATATGGTTGAAATCTATTTTGTAGATGAGGAAGAGGAAGTCTAATCTTTATACAACCAAAACATATTTAGAAGAGTGGCTTTCCACTCTTCTATTATATTAAGGAGATGAATGAATGAGCAAGAATGATTTAAGAATGTGCTGCGTTTGTCATGAGGAGTATTCATTTTGTCCAGTTTGTAATCCAGAAGACAGATTAAAACCTACATGGCATTTTGCTTATTGTAGTGAAAATTGCAAAGACATTTATAATATTACTTCTTCATTTGAAGATGGACGCATGACAGATATTGAAGCTAAAGCAAAATTAGAAAAATTGGATTTAAGCAGGAAAGAATATTTTGGCGAAAGCTATAAGAATTCTATTGCTTCTATTATGAAAGCAAAAGCACAAGTTATTAAGAAAGAAAATAAAAAGACAGAAGTTAAGTCTGTCAAAAAGGATATTGTTACAAAAGTCGAAAATGAGGCTGAAAGTAATGTTGAATAGTGATTTTTAAATAAGGGATTATAACATACCGCTATTCACTGTTGTAATCCCTATTTTTTACGCTATTTATATAAGGGATAAAAAGGAATGATTAAAACAAATTTAAAACCAAGAGATTATTCAATATATGAAGTTGTAAGAATAGTTAATCCAAAGCAATATTTGTTATATATCAAAAATGGCGTATATCCAATAGATATGTATACGAGTATTGATGCGGATACAAACAACATTATTTTGGCAGTTGTATTTCTTAAAGAAGAAACAACAGAAGTCTATAAAAAATGGTGCAATCATGAATTAGTATGATTGATGTGATGTATTAAGACAATTAAATAAAGTTATAGTATAAGGAGGATTAAAATTATGACAGATTTATCATTTTTAACAAATTTTGCAGTACCGATTATTGTTGGTATTTGTTTATGTATCGGCTATGTATTAAAAAATATTGTTACAACAGATGCAGTTAATAAGTATATTCCTGCAATCATGGGTGTGTTAGGTGTTGTTTTAAATATTTGGATGAATATGGCTTTTACACCTGAGATATTACTTGGCGGTCTTGTCTCTGGTCTTGCTTCTACAGGTTTATATGAAGCGTTCAAGAATTTTTTGAAGAAGTAAGAAGGGATGGTACATATGAGTGGGAGCTATAGAAAAACTTGCACAAATTGATTATTTATTAGTCATTCTTGGGTTCTTTGCCATCTTATTTGCAGCTAAGGAAATTATTGAAATATTCAGTTATTTCAAAAAAAAATATCGCATTAAAACAGGAAACGAAGAAGATAAAGAAATTGTTGAAAATCGTATTAAAACGCTTGAAAAACATGACAATTGGCAGTATCAGGAAATCCAAAAAATATCTAAAGGTATTGATGACATTAAGGACAATCTTGTACAAAAAGAGATATCTGATATTCGATGGGAGCTTCTTAATTTTTGTTCTGCTCTTACGGGTGGGCAGGATTATAATAGAGAAGCTTTTGAACATATTTTTCGGACTTATGAGCAATATGAAAAAATACTTGCTGATAATCATATGACTAATGGATATATTGTAGAATCAATGAAAGCTGTTAGAGAAATATATCATAACAAGCTTGTTAGTGGTGATTTTAGGTAATTTAGCCATAATCTTCATTATATCACATATTGTATAAACCAATGTTTATTAAATTTCAGTTATTCTATGTATAACAAAATTTTTCTTGAGAATACTTATGATATGAAGAATAAAGTTGGCGAATATAGATATAAGCAAAATATAACATTAAAGGAACTATCTCAGAGAAGTGGTATTTCTGCAACCACCCTGTCAAAAATTGAAAACAATCAAACTAATGATATTCTACTTAGTCACGCTATTACTTTATCTCATATACTAAAAGTTGACTTGTACGAATTATTTTGTATAAAGAGATAGGAGGAATCTAACATGAGGATGTACTTTAATTTAATTTGTGAAGAAGTTGAACTAACAGGTGGAAAAATTATCCATATTGATATTAATATTGGCAATATGGAAGAAGTACACAAAGTCGTACTTGATAATATTGATAAATATCCCAACGCTAAGTGGGAGCTATACCCAATGTTTGTTTGTGCGTAATTACATATTTTATTTTATGAAAGAGCGATTTCATACAAGATCGCTCTTTTGTTATATCTTTATATTAATAAGGAAGAAACTCATAGAAAATTAAAGTGCTTTTACCATTATCTAGTCATATGGTAAGGGCATTTTTTAGTTAGGGCAGATGACTAGACTGCCTGCCCTTAATCAGAAAGGAATGAATAATTATAGCAAAAAATATAGGTAAAGTTTTTGAACAGAATTTCAAAAAATCGTGTCCAGAAGATATATTAATTTATCGCCCTCCTGATGCTGCTCAATCATTTGATATGAGTTCAAAGCTAAGATTCAGTCAACATAGTCCATGTGATTTTATGATTTTTAGTGGTGACAGAAATACATTTTGGACATTAGAATTAAAGAGTTTCGAAGGTTCTTGTTCGTTTGAACGAACTAAAGAAGATAAAGGAATTATACATCACTATCAAGTAGAATCATTAAAGAAGTTTTCTACTTATAAAAATGTTTGTAGTGGGTTTATTTTAGATTTTAGAAAAACAGGTAATACATATTTTCTTATGATAAATGAATGGGATGTATTGATAAATTCTTTATCTAAGAAAAGTTTCAATGAAAGTGATTTATTGAAATATTGTAATCCAATATTGATTAATAAGAAAAAATTAAAAGTGAATTATCGTTATGATATAAATAAGTTTCTTAATGATACAACAAGATTGTAAAAAGGAGAATATTTGAATATGAAGAAAACAATGAAGCTTTACGAAGCAACAAACATATATGAGATAACAAAAGGCATTATAGAGAACAAAGATTCTGACATTACTTCTCTTTCAAAATTTAAGCTGTTAGGTATAATTAGAAGTTTTTCTGGTATCTATACAGATTACGAGCAGACAAGACAGGATCTCGTTAAAAAATATGGTGAGCCAGTTCTTGATGATGAAGGTAATAAGACAGGAAATATAGAAATCAAGAAAGATTCTGAAAATATGGATAAGTTTGTCGAAGAGATGAATGTACTCAGAAACCAGAATATTGATGTGGAATTTACTTCAATAACCGTTGATGAATTGTTTAGTTTAGGACTTAGTGCAGAATTATATACTATATTTGTGCCTATCGTAGAAGAATAATTTATAAAGGAGATAAAAGGATTATGAAAATTTTAGAATTTGTAGAAAGATACAATAACATAGCAAATCAGCAGTTAAAAGATAGATTTATTAAGGAAAAGGTTAAAATTACACCATATGTTTCAATCATCAAGAAAGATGCCTACGCACAGTTAATTGTAGATAAGACAACATTTGAGCAGGAAGCTTATGATGACAACGGAACAACAAAGTATCGCAAAACAGATAAGATTAGAGTAAATTCTGTTGCTCAGTATGTACAGTTTTGTCGTGCCGTGATTGAATTATATACTGACCTTGAGATTGACAAAGATGATAAAGGTTTCATCAAGGAATATGATGCACTTAAATCGTCTGGCTTACTTGATATTTTAATGGGTGGTTCACCGCTTATTTCTATGAGTGAATTGAGTGAGTTTAAGACCATTTTAACAATGAAACAGTCAGATATTCAGTTTAATGAAACAACTGCTCAGGCGTTTATTAGTAAACAGATTGGAAGGATTTCTGATTTGGCAAATGCTACTCTCACACCGCTTATGGATGTTGTTGGCAAGAAAGTTGATAGTTTATCTAATGATGAATTGAGAAAGATTCTTGATGATTATAAACTTAGCAGTACCGCAAATTTTAAAGAGGTATAGAATATGGTATCAAATAAGCTATTTTATATAGAAGAATGTTGGTTTAATCTTCCAGATGATTTCAATGGAACTTGTGGAGAAGCTTTAATGCTTTTAGCAAAATATAGATTAGAACAGGAAAACAAAAATAAAATTGGGGCAGAGAACGAACTTTTGAAAAAGGACGATGGATCAGAAGACTTATATACTACTCTTGCTTCTAAGAATGATAGAAAAGCTACATTAGCTCATGCGTTTTTAAAATTAGATGAAGAAACAAATACATATATAAATGTATAAGAAATTCAATATTTTATGAGGAAATTATTTATGTCCAAAAAGAAAAAGAAGAAAAACAAAGTTAAGTTAATACCTCGTAATATAAATACAACCACTCCTGGATTATTTGATTGGAGTGAATTATTTCGAAGGAGAAAAAATAATATTATGATTACAGCAACAAAAGCTAGAAAAATTACAGAAGAAAACCGTTCTAAGTTGCAGAAAACTATTGATGAAATTGATTATTATATTGATGATGCTATTCATGAAGGCAAACATACAGCTATGATTGATGGTTTTATTAGTAAAGAAACTGTTGAAACTTTAAAAGAATATGGCTATGCGGTAATGGAATCTGATACACGTTTTCAGGTGATATGGTAAATGATAGGTGGAATATTATATGGACTTATATGTGGACGCTTTCTCTCATGGTTTAATGTTGATGATATTTGTATTAAAGTCTTACAACCATTTATCTCATTTAAATTAACTACTGTGCACTATTATTTTGTGCTTGGACTGATTGGTATGATATATGGAATAATACATAATTAATAAAAGAAAAATAGCACCGTATTTCTACGATGCTATTTTCCTATCAATACTCCATCTTCTCCTGTAAAAAACAATTTTATTTTTGAGAAGTCACAATTAGCCAAATTGTGTCCATTAGATAAGGTTTATGGAATTATTATTTTGCTCATTGTTAATTATATACACTATATATAGTATTTGTCAAGATAAATACTTTCTCTACTTGTTTTATTATACCTCAAGAACTTATGTAAATATAGGATTTTGTAATTATAATTTTGTGTAGAAAAAGGTGGCTGGTCTTCTTCACGTTCTATTTAATTCATAATCCAAGTAGATACTCATATTTATTACAATATGATTATAAAATCATATTATTTTTTGTTATTATCTTTATCTCTGTAGACTGTATATACAAATCCTAAGACTGTAACACAGGCAGAAACTATTGAGCAAAATGTTTCCATTTTTAGTTTCTCCTTATCTACCTATATTTACCACAGATATTAATATAATAGCATATATTCCTTTATTTAGGAAGTGTAATTTTAGGCTCTATACGTGTCACAGCGTATAGGGCTTTTCTTATGGAGAGTGGTTATACTGCTCTCCTATTTTAATGAAAAATAGTGAAATCTTGGAGGTGATGAAATGGCAAATATAAGCCCAGAGTTAAAGAAACAGTTACATGCTATTGCACAAAAACAGGCTGAAAAGATAGCAAAGGAATTTGAAGATAAAATGACTGAACATTATAGAAGTGTTCTCGATTGGTATTATGGAGAGCCATATCAGACAAATCCTCCACACTATAAACGAACATATAATTTAAAAAATAATTCATACATTTCTTATTTTAAATCTACCAATTCAAGTGTTGTTGGTGGAATTGAAATATCTGGTGAAAATATGAATGACTATAAACCTGATTTTTCTGGTGAAGATTTGTTACATGGATTTTTCTTTGTGCCAGGAATGCCATCTGTAACTTGGCATGGTGGTGATTGGCATGGGGGTAGAGGTACAATGGCTAAGTTTAGTGCTGCTGAAGAAATGTATAGATTTTATCACAATACAGTAAAAGATTTTAGAAAGAAATATGAAATATAGAAAGGAGAAAATAAATGGTTGAAGAATTAAAACTTGCCATAAAAATTGATGATGCAAGTATTGAGCAATCGTTATTAAAACAGTTTGCAAATGCTCAAAAAATGGCTGACAAAGTTGTTCTTGATTTCAAAAACGTAAACTTTGATGATAAACAAATTGAAGCCAAATTTAAAGAAATGCAGAAGAAGGCAGGTCAGAATCCGATTGATTTGACTATTGGTGGTAATACACTTAATATGCTTGGTCAAATTGATAAAAGACTTACTGAGATTTTCAGCATTGGAAAAGGAAAATCATTTATTGACTCCTCTTCTATTGCTGCTGATATTGGAAAAATAGAGAATAAAATAAATGAGCTAAACAAAAAGTACGAAGAATCTCAGAAGAAATTATCATCTATCGGTTCAGGTAATATTTCTGGTAAAGATGTAAATCTTGTAGACAATAAAGAATTTCAGAAATTATCACAAGAAGTATCTGAGTTAAAAAATCAGTTTGGTGATTTAAAGACTCACATGCAGTTACTAGATGATTATACCGTTCCTACTGATAGATTTTTTGAATTGCAGTCTCAGGTAGAAGCTACAACTGTTAAAGTTTCTGATTTAATAGAAGAATTTACAAAGTTATCAAATGCACAGAAAGCACTCTCCTCTACTGCACAAGAATCGAATATTTCATCTGGAGATTTTAAAGAGCAATCAACAGAAATTGACCTATATCATAATTTAGAAAAGAGAAAAGTTACATATGATGAAATAATTGATAGAATTCAAACAATCGTATCTCTTAAAGAAAAAGAAAAATCGTTAAGCAAAACTTCTGATGATACGAAACTCTACCAAAATTTATATGACGAAAATGATATCAATTGGGCTGGTGATACAGAAGGTACTATTAATAGAATATCAGATAGATTAAAAGAAATTTATATAAAATATAATGGTAAAATATCTTTAATTAATGAAAATGATATTCAAGAAGCTGCTTATCTGTTAGACATACTAAAAGGAGCAGGCGAATCACCCAATCTAAATAAATCTCAAGAAAAATTTTATCAGAATAAAAAATTCTCAAACGATTCATTGTTTGATAATATTCATGTTGATTCTCAAAAGACAGGAGAAATAGATAAAATCAACACAGAGTTGTCAGAAACATATCGTTGGTTTAATCAACTTGAGGGTGTATCTCTTAATGAAAATATAGCAAACGAAATTAAATCATTAATATCAGATATGCAAATTGGTGGAAAAACTGCTAATGAATATGCTAATGATTTATTAAAAATATTTAATATAGAAGTTGATTCTAATTCTGCTATTGAACAGCAAAATAAATTACAATCCGAATTAAAAGAAACTGAATCACAAGCTGAAAAAACTGCTATGGCTGTTAAAGAGATATCTTCTACTACTTCTCAAGACCAAAAGAAAGACGCATTTCCTGATAAAGTTTCTGCTTCTGTTGAGAAAATTGCCGATGGATTCAAAGAAGTTAAACAGGAAACAGAGGAAGCTACTGAGTCTGCAAAAGATTATGTTCGCACCATTTCTCAAGTTGGTGAATGGAATGTTGATTCAAAAGTAAGTGTCGTTAAAGAAAGAAATGATGGACAGCTTGAAACATGGAACTATGATGCAAAACGTGGTAAAAAAGATATAACTTATGATAAGGATGGAAATATTAACTATGGCGATCCAATCATAACCACCATATCAAATTATAAACAGTTAGAGCAAACCATCGTGAAAGCCGATGATAAACTTCGTGATTTGAGAAAAGCCTTAGAGGATATAAAAGAAATCAATCCTAATGCTTCTACTAAAAATATTGAAAAACAAATTCAATATCAGAAAGAATATATATCACTTCTCGAACAAACTGTAAAAATGATTTCTCAAGGTGATGAATATTTTTTAAACGAGCAACAAATTATTGATGCACGAAAGAAAGCCACTACTGAGTATGATCTTAAACAAGGAACAAAATCTGATATATCCAATGCAAAACAAAGTGCAAAGGCAAATGAACAGGCGATAAGACAAGAGCAGAAACTTACTGACGAATTAAGAAAACAGGAAGAACAGGCAAGAAAAACGGCTTTATCTTATACTGAGTCAGCAAGTAAAAAATTATCTGATGCTATTTCTAAATATTCATACGGTGATTCATCTGATGCAACCGCAATGATGAAACAAATGAACCGAGGGTTATCAAATTTTGGTGATTTGTCTAGTATAGAGTCAAATATTAAAAATTTTGATTCTATTGTAGATGCAATTATAACGGATTTAAAACACAGCCATGAAGAATCTCTATCTGCTTTAAATAATGAAATTAAAGCCGAAGAGACAATGCAAAAGCAGAAAGATGCTTTTAATAAGTCTAATCTCAATGCTATTGATGTGGAGATTCAAAAGCGAGAAGAAGAAGCAAAAGCATTTTCAAATTCATTAAAGGCTCAAATGGAGTCTCAGCAACAAGCCGAGTCTCAGATGTCTAAGCTAGAAAGTACATTATCAAAATATCAAACTAAGAAAGATACTTATGATGCCACTATCGCAAGATTTAATGATGGCGGTTGGACAAGTGATACATATTTAAAAAATGTACAAGCCGTTAAGGATGCGGTTAAAAAGTATGAAGATTTACTTAGTGATATTAAAGCTAAAGGCGGTATTGCAAGTGAAGAGGATATTCAGAATTTAAAAGAATATGAGGCTAAAATCAAAGATACTATCGCTACTGTTACTAATATGTCGGCTGCTGAGAAGGGATATAACTTTGTATCGGCTCAAAAAGAATTAGATAAGATTCATAAGCTTCTCAATGAAAATAGTAAGATGTCTTCTGAAGCAAAGAATAAGATTAGAGCTTACTATGCTGAGATCGAAAGCGGTAATCCTAGCATGAGTTTGGACAGAATTCATGGCGAGATTATGAAGATTTACAATGCTGAAGTTGAAGCTGGTCGTGCTGGCAGAAGCTTCTTTGATACATTAAAGAATAGTGGATTCCATCAATTAGCTGCTCAGATGGCAGGAATGTTTGGTGTTTATGATGTTATTAATGTAGTTCGACAAGGAGTAAATACCGTTCGTGAACTCGATGAAGCAATGACCGAAGTTCATAAGGTATCAAATGCGACAGAGACACAATATGCATCGTTTAGAGATACCATATCTTCAACTGCAAAAGAAATTGCAACAACAAATAAAGAATTGCTTAATTCTAGTGCAGATTTCTTAAGATTAGGATATAGTCTTGATCAAGCAAGCGATCTTGCTAAAAATGCCACATTATTTGTCAATGTCGGTGATGGTGTAGATATTACAGAAGCCACAGAAGATATGATTACAGCAATGAAGGCTTTTGATATCCAAGCCAAAGATAGTATAAAAATTGTTGATGATTATAACCAGATTGGCAACCAATTTGCACTCTCTGCTTCTGATATTGGTGAAGCAATGAAACGTTCTGCATCTGCTCTTGAAACGGGTAATAATAGTTTTGAACAAAGTATCGGTCTTATTACTGCTATGAACGAAATTGTTCAAAATAGTGAAAACACAGGTAACTCTCTTAAGGTTTTAAGCTTGCGTTTAAGAGGTGCAAAGGCAGAATTAGAGGATATGCAGGAAGATACAGATGGTCTTTGTGATTCAACCTCTAAGCTTCGTGAACAAATTAAGTCTTTGACTGGTGTTGATATTATGTTGGATGACAATACATTCAAATCAACAACAGACATTATTAAAGAATTAGGTGCTGTTTGGGATAAATTGTCTGATTCTTCACAGGCTGCGACTCTTGAACTTATAGCTGGAAAATCAAGGGCAAATAATGTAGCCGCATTACTTAAAAACTATCAAAAAATTGATGAGGTTATGGAAAGCCTTGGTGATGCCGAGGGTTCAGCAATGCGTGAAAATGAAGCTATAGTTGATTCAATTAATGGACGTATTAAAGTCTTATCTGCTACTGCTGAAGAATTTTGGCAAAAATTTATTGACACAGATTTAGTAAAAGAATTAGTTTCTTTAGCTTCAGATTTATTAAACATATTAACTAAAATAGTTAATATCGGTAATGGTGCTGGCACTTTAGGGCTTATTGGTGCTGGTACAGGTATCTTTAAATTTATTAAGAATTTTGATTGGGTTTTCAAACCTTACATAAAAACTCTCTCCAACAGTTTTTAGTTGGTCAATCATAGATAAGAGAATAATATAATGGCATTATAATCAAGTCTATGGATACATGGGATTCTTAATAAAAACTCTGCAAACACTTTAGCGGAGTATAAACTATTACATGGAGGAATAAATGCTTGAATGCTTGGTAGCTTAACAAACTACCCATGGATCACATAGCAAACCGTAATCTATATGGTTATATTAGATGAGGTTGCGAAAGTAGAAAAAATTGTATATGTGGATATATGAGAATATCGAGGAGACTTGATAGGTGTCTAAGTATCATTAACAACGGGCAACGAGCAGGACGGTACTCTACATTTTATAATGTTGATCATATATAGAAATGAAAGGTCATATATAGAGAATATCTATCTAAGAGAGCAATCCCCAACGACATACCCATCCTCTAAGTGAGTCATCGCCTTAAGTATGACATTCGCTTATAATGCATAGTGTACATTGCGATTTCGGAATTCAGCAATGTACTTGAGTGTGTGTTTAACTCAACTAGAAAATTCCAAAAAAATAACTTATAAAAAGAGAATAATAAAATAGAGAGTAGAAAAATCTACTCTCCTATATAAAAATGATAATAATATTCCCACCAAATTCAATAATTAAAAACATAACTTAATGACAATAAACAACGCTATAAGCGCAATAACAAAAGATGTGCTCATTCTAATATAGCAATTCATAATGTCGTTCCTCCTTTTTATTAGTTTCCTCTGCCTTGCATACAACAGAAACACTGAAGGGGTTTATTGCCCAAGCAACACACGTTAGGCGACCGACTATGTTTTTAATTATATATTATCTGGTTCTCCAACATTTATCTTTTGGATAAATGTTCCACCCAAATATATTATACCATCTTATTAATTTTATACAATTCAGAACAGTAGTTTGTATTCTATAAGCCAATGTGTTTCGATATATATTCTTTTCTTTCAACTTCATTCATTGAGAAGAATTTTTCAAAATCAATATCGAGTTTTATGCAATCACAATTGCATACTCGGCATACATTTGTAAGATAATGTGTATATGTAATTCTGTGACAGTTTGGACAATAATGAATTTTTAGCATAATATAACTCCTTAGTATTTTTAAATTTACATTCAGATAAATTTCTTGTCAAGTACAAAATACTGAAACATATGTTCCGATAGAAATATGTAATATCTTGTCGTATAATTGTATTATCGGTATAAATTACCAATAAAATTGCAATTAGGAGATATTTATGAAACATATAATAAATTCTGGCATATATTCAGTGGATTTTAAAGGTACTAATAATGCTGAATTTAGTGGCACTCATCCTGCTTTAATTTTAAAGAGTATAAAAAATACAGAAATGTATTATGTAATTCCACTAACAACATATACTAAAGACAGGTGGAAAAAATATAGGAAATTATTATGTTGTAGAATTGTTTCAATTAATTCAATAGCAAGGATTGACAAAATATTAATACTTCATAAAGATAAAATCCCAAAAAGATGGCTTGAGAATGATGGACTATTAATTCCAACACCAAATGAAATTAGAACAGTTTATAATAGAGTATGTGAATATATATCATTATCAATCGAAAAATCACTTGATGATTATAACAAATTTTATAAAAATTATGAAAAATTATATTGTGATTTTATGAACTTATTTACATCTCCTTCCATTGACACAATAAAAAATTTCGATATAAGTAGAGATGAATCTTATATCTTTATAGTATATTCATTAAATAATGTAACAAATCTGTCATTTGAAGATGTTAAAAGAATATTGTGGTCAATAATAGGAAAAAGTGATGTTTCAGTAACATATGATAAAACATTGAATATAATAACAATAAAAATACACAAACATAATAAAAACATATTGACTTTCAAAAAGTGGTATGATAGTATTAGATCAACAGAAGAGCACAAGTAAAATTGGTAAGTCTAGCTGTTTTTATGTGACATTTGTAGAAGGGTATTCGTTTTGAAGTAAAGCCAGCTACGCAATAAGTGATTTTAAAAAAGATTGGATAAACAATATCCAATCTTTTTTATTATAAACAACGAAGAGCAGGACTAATCTCCTGCTCTTTTACATTATAGTAAATTTTTAGATTAAGGAAGTGATAATATAGATAATAATACAAGTGGAACAATAGGAACTTGGAAGATAATTTCAAGTACTATTCAATGTGGTGAGATATTTTGTAAAAAAGATAGCGAATGTTACACAATGATATTAAATGATATTCGTGATAAATTATTTTTTAGAAAATATCCATTTTTTAAAATATTTTATATTTATGTAAAACACTGGACTTTAATATTAAAGTATACAATGATGATATATTAAGAGGGTTATATTTCAAACCCTCTTATTAATATATTCTCACTACTCTTCTATCATCTTCCCTTATCTAAAAATCACTCCTACAATTATTACAATGCCATTGTTTCTTAACCTTTTGTGAGAAGATACCGAACATTGCTACTGATGTTGCTTTTGATACTCCTGATATCTTCTTACAATTTGTACTATTACAATATGGACAATGAACTTTATTTAACCATTCCTGTGCCTGTGCGTTGGCTTGAGCGATTTGCTGTGGGGTAAGGTCGGGGAAAAATGGGTTGGTTTTTTTTGAACCATAATCTTTTTTTAATTCATACCATATCTTAATTACATCTTCATAAGAAGAATTTGTGAGTTTTTGAATAAATTCAATTCCATCTTGATCTAATTCTCCTGCAATATCAACAAGAATTTCTGTACAATTAGAATTTCCTAATTTTATTTCATTATAAATATATTTTTTTGCTTCTTCGTAATTCATAATACCTCCTACTTATTGTAAAATTATATTTTTATTATTATAATTTATTTATAATTATTATGCAAGCAACTAAAGACTGTTGGAGAGTCTGTCTCTGCTTTGAGTAATCTAAATGAATTATTAAATAATTCTAATATTGCTAATAATAAAAATTTTACAAAAGAAATTGTTGCGTGTTTTTCTGATTATTCTAAAGAAGCGACAAAAATGGCTTTAAGTCAAAGTCAACTTAATGCCACACAAATAAAAGCTGTTTTGGTTTCAAAGGGACTTCAAGGGAGTTTATTAAAAACTACTACTGCTGAACTTGCTAATGCTACTGCTACTAATGCTATGGCTGCCACTGAGGGTACTGCTACTACTGCCACTGTTGGATTTAGTACGGCTATTAAAGGTCTTGGTGCATCAATAAAAGCACTTGCAGTTGCACATCCGGTATTACTTGCTATAACAGTAACTTTAGGTGTTATTGCAGGAGCAGTTAAGATAGTAGATACGTTAACAACATCTATGAAAAAACAGCGTGAAGCATTTGAAAACGCACAACAGGACTATACGGATGCTTGTACAAAGCTTGATGAGTTAAAAACTAAGCTATCAGAGACTACAAGCAGAATAGCTGAATTAATCGACAAGTCTAATAATGGTACTATTACATTAGTAGAACAGTCTGAACTTGATAAGTTGAAACTGACTAATGAAGAGTTAAGACTTATGATACAGAACCAGGAAGAGGTTAAAAAGCAGAAAGCAAAAGAAGCCTCTGACGAAGCATATAAAACATACACAAGAGAAAATCGCATGGAAACTGACGATAATGCTAGTAAACAGGAACAGTATTATCAAGCATCATCTGATGCAGAAGGTTTCCACGTTGGCTCATTCTTGGATAGAGCGAGTGAATTATCTGATTTTGATTATGCTATTAAAGCTAATGAACAGAAATTAGAGGAATTCCAGAAACAAAATGAAGAATTACAGGCACAATTAAATGCCACTTCTGATGAAAGTCTTAAAGCCCAATACCAACATAGTATTGATCTCAATAATAATCTTATTTCTAATTATACAAACTCCAATGAAAAGTTAAAAGAATCTGCTGAAAAGATGGCAGAAGAAACCTTCTCAGACAAAATAGAGAAATATGAAGCATTTAAGCAGACATTGATGAACTCTATGAATTCTGATGGCACATTTGACAATCCACAATATCAAGCTATGTGGGATGATATGCAGAAGAAGGAAATGGACTTATACCGATATACTGGTAGGTCTGCTGAATGGAATACAGTTAAACTAGATTCTATTATAGATGATAAAAGTTATCAGGCAATAGTTGATAAGCTTAAAACAGCACTTAATGAAGGTACTCTTACTGAGGATGATATTAAGGGGATTGATGTTCTTAATGATAAGCTGAATGATACTGATTTAATCTTAGAAGATGGACAATCAGCAGCAGATGTATTTATTAAGTATCTTAATAAGCTTAAAGAAACTGGAACTGATGCTGCACAATCTATATCTGGTGCATTTACTGACTTAACTTCTCTTCTCACAGAATCAGATGATAAGTCACAAACAGCCAATCTTGCAGACCTTCAATCAGAAGCAGACCTATTATCTACAATCCAAAAAGAATTAGATGATAATGGACGTATAGGTGTATCATCTATGCAAAGCATTATCAAGAAATATCCAGAAGCAAAGGCAGCACTTTCGGATTATATGCAAGGCATAATATCTGAACAAGAGTTATTTTCACAGCTTGAAACTGTCTATGAGAATGACAAAAATCAGTACATACAATCTGTAGTAGATAAGTCACAGACTGATGAAGAATTCTTCAATGCAGTTATGACTAATTACCCAGAGTTATATAATGAACTTCAAACTCTATATGATGATGATGTTGATAACTGGTCGAATATGGAAAAAGCCAAGCTGGAAATTACTAATAAAGCCATTAAGGAATTAGCAGGTGTCTGGTCTGACTATTTCAAAGTTGTTCAGGATGCAAATGGTAAATTGATGGTACAAACAACTGGTTGGTATGATGCAGGTATGTATTCGGCAGATCCAGATGAAGTAGAAGCTATGGATGAAGAATACAACAATATGTACAACCATTTCCAAAGTATTGTTGATGGTGCTAACGCTGCGGTAGATGCTTTAGATAATTATAGCTTTAAACAGGTTAGTTCAAGCATTAATGTCGATTGGAAAGGATTGGGTAAAGATTCCTCATCTTCATCTAGTGGAAGTGATTCATCTTCATCATCTGAGCCATCGCCACAGGACTTCAACTGGGTAGAACGTCTCTTATCCAAAATTTCCAAAGCATATGACCGTTTAAAGAATAAAGTATCTGATACAACACGTACATGGCTTAATCGTAATAATGCCCTCTCCGATTCAATGGAAACATTGTTATCAGAGATTAACGCACAGTCAGATGCTTATGACTTCTATATGGATAGATTCAATTCGTATGACCTTGACGGATATTACAAAGATCAGATTGCAAATGGTTCATTTAATATAGAAACTGTCTATGATGAAAATCTTAAGGATGCAATTTCAGATTGCCAGGATTTATATGATAAGGCACAAGATGCTGCTGATTCTGTACAGTCATTAAACATTGAGATAAGACAACTTGCTAAGTCAAGATTTGATAATATTCAATCACAGTTTGAAGAAGTTCTTGGTAAAGTAAACTCTATTACGGATTTATATGGCAAGGATAATGACCTCTTAGAAGAACAGGGCTGGTTCGCTTCTACTCTGCTTAACAGTTCTATGATTGAACAGGAACAAAAGAATCTTGAAAAACTTGAACAGGAAAGAGATGCACTTACAAAGGCACTTAATTCTGCTATGGCTTTAGGTAAGATTGAGGCTGAATCTGAGGACTGGTATTCTATGCAGTCTGCTATAGATGATTGTACCTCTTCCATATATGATGCTAAAAAGGCATTGGTTGAGTATGATAATGCTATAAGACAGATTAATTGGGATGCTTTCGATAGAACAAGGGATGATGTCAGCAACCTTATAGACGAAACTCAGTTTCTTGTTGACTTACTAAAGGATGAAGATATTACTGATGATAATGGTAATATGAATGACAATGGCAAGGCTGCACAGGCATTAATCGCACAGAAGTATCAATTATATCTTAATCAGGCTAAAGCTTATAAGGATGAGATACTTAAAATTAATGAAGAGTTGGCTAATGATCCTTATGATAAGGAATTACTGGATAGGAAGCAGGAACTTATTAAGGCTCAACAGGATGCTATTAATTCAAGTATATCTGAAAAGGATGCTCTTAAGGATTTGGTTCAAGAGGGCTATGATACATTTCTTGATAAACTTGATGAAGTCATACAAAAGTACAAAGACCTTATGAATCAGCAAAAGGATGCTTATGATTATGAGAAATCTATAGCTGAAAAAACAAAGGCTCTTAATGCTTTGGAGAAACAATATTCTGCCGTTCAAGGAGATAATTCTGAGGAAGGCAAGAAAAATATTCAGCAACTTAAAGATCAGATTAACAGTGCAAAAGATGATTTGAAAGATACTGAATACGAAAAGCTTATTAGCGACACTCAAGCTATTTTAGATAATCTTGCCGATACTACAAAAACGTGGCTTGATGAGCGACTTGATTCATTTGATATAACTATGCAGGAAATTATTGACCAGTCTAATGAAAATGCTTCTAATATCTCACAGACTATCACTGATACTGCTGAGAACTATGGTTATAAGCTTAGTGAATCTATGTCAAATATATGGAGTACAAACGCTAGTAATATAACAAATGGTATTAATAGTGTATTAGGTGACTTCAGTAACAAGTTTGTTGAAGGCAACAACGCTATTAATAAGGTTTGTGGTGACATTAATGCTGCTGTACAAGGTTTACTTGCCAATAGTAATGCAGAAGCACAAAGAGTTGCTGATGAGATTGCTAGACAGCAGGCAGAACAGAATGCTAATACCGATGGTGGTTATTCTGATGGCGGTGGTTCATCTGATAGTGGTGATGATTGGTCTGATAATTGGGATAACTCTGATAGTGGCTCATCTAATAATGGTGGGTCTGATGGAGTTAATTGGATATACTCGCCTGACGATTTCCCGAAGGACGAATTGGATATATCAAGCTCGATCGTAGATAGAATTAAGTGGCATGACTATGATTCATCTTTTAGTGCAAGAGCTGGTTATTATGAACAGATGGGTAATGATGATCCTTATTATGGAACAAGTGAGCAAAATATACAAATGTTAGAGTATATGAAATCTCACGGACTAAAGAAAGGCTCTAAATCTGCTCATGGTGGTCTTACTCTTACAGATGAAGATGGTCTTGGTTCAGAGGTTATCTTCTCTAAGAAATATGGTACTCTTCGTAAGTTAGATGCTGGCGATATGGTATTTAATGCAGATCAAGTAGAAAAGCTTTGGAATCTTTCTAAGGGTATTACTACTCCGAATATGTATATGGATAATTTGGGTGTTAAGTTACCTGATGTTCCTAATATATCGAATAACTTGGCTAATAAGGTTGATGTAGAATTTGGAGATGTCACATTATCATTACCTAATGTTAAAAATTATGAAGATTTTATGAAACAGATGGTAAGTGATAAGAGGTTTTTAAAAGCAGTACAGGAAGGTACATTGGGTCAAGTGTTAGGACGTAATTCACTTAATATGTTGACATTTAGATAAGGTTTATGGGCGTACTGACTTTATGTTGGTATGCCCGTGATATTGATTAATAAATCAGATTTACGAATGTATGTTTCTGTGGTATTCTGTCGATTATTGGTATATAATATTGTATTGTATATTGATAATTGGGGGATATATTATGAGTATAATACAAGCTGTAATAACAGATAATTTTTGTTTAATGTCAGGCGATAGTCGTGCAACATATAGTAACAATAATACGTGTAGAAGTGGCTTTAATAAGGTGATTAAATTAAATAATCAAATATTATTCGGGGTTACGGGAAATCCAATACATTGTTTTAAATTATTTGATGGCTATTGTTTTTATGATACAAAAAAGGGATTTGTAAATTCAGATAAAGAGTTTGATGATCTATCCTATATAGAATTTATAGGTATTATTACATCAAAATTTTATAAAATGCTTAAAGAACATATAGAAGGAATTAGCAAATATGAATTTGGAGTTATAATATGTGGATATAATGGTAAACGATTTGAAATAACAAGTTTTTCTATTGGTTCTAAATTTGGAGTTCCCAATGGAATAAATATAATACATAAAGCAGATGATTTTCCATATAAATGCGCAATGGTAGGATTATCAAAACATATTAATAAATTCGAGATTTTAACAAATGAATTACATGAAAAATATTTATCTGAAAATTTTTCAATTAGACAATTTAAAAATATAATGCAAGAAGTGGTGGATGATGGTTCGAAATTTGATTATACAATAGATAATAAATTAAATTTTGAAACCATTAGGAAATTAAATAAAAATGATGATATTATTTTCAAATGATTATTGGATGGGGTGTAAAACAAATACATATAATTTAGAACGTATGCGATATGATTTATTCATTAAAAAATATCCTGTTTTTAAAGATATATTAATAATTATTAGAAAAATTAATTTTAATATAAAAATATATTCTGAAAACATTGTAAATAAATTATATATTTAGAAAATAAAGCATAAATAACCTCCCCTACTCTTTCAATTACAACTAAATATAAAACACAAAAAGACACATTAGTTTAGGCTAGTGTGTCTTTTATTATGTTAGAAATTATTAAGAATTATTAAGAATATTAAGATTAAGGATAGATTGGAGAATGTAAGATGTCTAATAAATTAGTAAAAACAAAGAGTAATATGGAAAAGAAGCTGGAATATTATGAAAGACATTGCGCTCTACTGGAAAAGGAAAATGAAGACTTGAAACAGCAAATTATTGACAATGAAATCGGTCTTTCAATCGTTAAAGAAAATACCTCTGAGTCTTATGATAATCTCTCTATTTTAATTAAAAAAGCAAAAACAGCTAAAAATGTATACGAAATGTTATGTATGAAATATAATGACCGAATTAAGGTTTTAGATGAGCAAAAAGCCGAAGCAGATAAAGCTAAAAAAGAATATATTAAAAAAATGGAAGCATTTGAAAAACAATATCAAAAAATGCTTGATAACTTATTAAAAAAATAAAATTAAAAAGGATGGTGAAAATATGTTTACTGACTTTCAATTTGGGGATAATTTTGCTAGTGATTTTGGATTAATGGTTGCTACTTTTGATTCGTCTGGTGGTGTTGAGACTGTATCTTCTGGTTCTACTCTAACATTTAACACTGTTAAATCAGTCGGACAAGATATTTCTGAATTATATGGAAGTACATATGATGAAGACTACTCTTTCACTATTCAATTATGCCGACTAGACAATCATTGTAATCCTATTCCTCTTATGCCAGAAGAATATGGAGCGATAAATAGATGGTTAAACAGAAAAACTTTTGATCAGTTTAAAATAAACAAAGAAGGTTATGAAAATATAAGATTTTACGGCACATTCAATGTTCAAGCTGTGAAAATTAATGATGATATATATGGAATTGAATGTACGTTCACTTCTAATGCACCATATGGTTTTGCTAAAGAAAGAACTCATACTTTTTCTAATGTAAAATCTTTTTATATATATGATGATTCAGATGAGGTTGGAGAAATATATCCTTATACGATTATAACTTGTAATGAAGCAGGTAATCTTACTATTACTAACTCAGCAGATAACGAATTATGTATTATCAATAATTGTATAAAGGGTGAAGTAATCACTATTGATAATCAACATCGAATAATTACATCTGATAAACTTGCTCACAACATAGCAAATGACTTTAATTATAATTTTCTTAAATTAATAAACACATATAAGAATAGGGATAACTACTACTCTTCTACACTTAATATAAATGTAACTATGAGTTATTCTCCTATTAGAAAGGTAGGAATTTAATTTAATGCAGAAAATTAATGTAAGAAATTTACTTAGAATACAAAAAACTGGACAAACAATTAGACCATTACATATTATTCTAGGTAACAGAAATCTTGAAAAATTCGGTGAAATAGTTAATATTCCTGCCGATTCTATAACATATCATCCACAATTTAACGCCGTGGATGAATTATCTTTTAATGTGTATAATGAACAAAATGGAGAAATTGAAAGACTATGGGATAAAATTATTGATTTTAAGACAGTATATGTTAAGGAATATGACGAATGGTTCGAGATTACAGTCGGAACAGGCGAATCAGAAAAAAATACAAAGAAACTCATAACAGCCAAATCATTGTGTGAAGCCGAACTTGGGCAAGTAATTTTACATGATATAGAAATTAATACAGAAGGTGATATTGCTCGTGAAGAATATACAGAACCAACCATATTCTATAATCCTAGTAAGAAAAATTGTTCATTGCTAAATAGAATTTTTGAAAAAGTCCCTGGCTATACTATTGCCCACGTTGATGAAACTCTTTTAAATATTCAACGTTCATTCAGTATAGATGGGACAAGTGTTTATGATTTTTTAACAACCACTCTATCGCAGGAAATTGGCTGTATATTTTTATTTGATTCAAATACAAGAAGTATCTATGTATATGATATGGAAACCTGTTGTTTGAGCTGCGATTATAGAAGTGAAGATTCATTTACTGTTTGTCCTGAGTGTGGAGGAACAATTATACATGAACCATATGGAAAAGATACATCAATATTTATTGATAAAAATAATCTTGGCTCAGACATTCAGTTGACTTCTGAAACAGACAGTATTAAGAATTGTTTTAGAGTCATCGGTGGAGACGATTTAATCAACGCAACTTTAAAGAATATTAACCCTAATGGCAGCAATTATATTTATTATTTTAATAATGATACCCTATTAGATATGCCAAATGAGTTGCAATCTAAAATAAAATCATATGATGAACTTGTTAATGAATATTCTAATAGCAAATCTTTTTCCTTAGAAGCTTCTCTTGTAAATCAATATAATGATATTATTGAATATATCAAGAAATATTATCCTGATACCACATATTCTTCTATTCAACAGCAGTATATAGGTTGGAGTAATATAACATCTGTATATTATAATATTATTGATTTATACTCGTATCTTAATAGTTCTATGATGCCAACTTGGAAACAGCAAGATAAAACGGCAGCATCTCAATTGGCTTTGCTTACTCCTTCTAATTTGTCTCCTGTAGCAGTAACGGATGTAAGTAAAATATCTGTTTATACTGCTAATAACGCAGTTCTTGCAATGGCGAAAGCAATCATTGATACATCCATTTATAAGGTTGAAATTCTTGACGGTTCAACTCTTAAATCACAAACTTGGACAGGTCGATTTAAATTAACAAGTTATTCAGATAAGGAAGATACGGCTGAAATGAAAACGGCAATAAGTATTGCAATTAACGATGATTATATTGCCTATGTTAATCAGCAGGTTGATAAAGCAATGGGGAAAGTAAATGATCAAGGGTTACAAGAAATATATAAAATTGAATCTTTAGATACATTTAAAATAGAATTGCATAAATATTCTGCACAGAGATTAACTTCTTATCAGTCAGCTTATCAGACTGCTATTAATGTCTTAACTGAACAAGGTGTTGCATCTGAATCTTCTAATTTACACGATTCTATTTATCTTCCATATTATGAACGGTTTATTGCTTTAGAATCAGAATTATCTTATAGAAACTCTCAAATAGATACACTTACAGGTCTTGAGAAATACATTGAGGATTTGATTTCAAAAACCCATAATGATCTTGATTTTGAATCGTATATAGGTGAAAAATATTGGAAGTTATTCACTTATTATAGACGTGAAGATGATTATAGCAATGACAATTATATTTCTGATGGACTAACTAATACTGAATTAATTGACAAGGCAAATAAATTATTGGTGGTTGCCAAGAAGGAATTGGTTAAATCTGGCGAGAAACAATTCACTATTTCAGGAACACTACAAAACCTCCTTCTATTAACAGATAAAGACGGAAATAGAATTTTTGAACCCATTCTTGATGATTTTACTCTTGGTAATTTTATCAGAACTAAAATTGATGGAAAAATTTATGTAATGAGATTAGCAGATATCTCAATTTCATACGGAGATTTAAGTAAATTGTCAGTTACATTCTCTGATGCTTATAGATACGGAAGTCCAGATATTAATATTGTTAAAGACATTCTTACAAAATCACAATCTATGGCATCAAGCTACTCTTCTACTGTTAAACAGGCAAGTCAGGGTGAGAAAGCTAATCTCACATTTGAAAGGTTGCAAAAAGAAGGATTAGACTCTGCTTTGTATAATGTTCATAATACTAATTCAACTGCAATATTTGATGAGCATGGCATTCTTATTAGAAGTTATGATGACGTGCTTGATGATTATAAGGATGAACAGGCTAGAATTAATGTCAATGAACTTGTTTATACAACTGATAGATGGAGGACTGCTGTCACGGCATTAGGCAAGCAAAAATACACTCTTGATGGTGTTGAGTATGAGAAATATGGATTAAATACAGACTTTGTTATATCAGGTGTTATTATTGCAGGTGATATATATTCTGCTAATTATACAACCGACTCGAAGGGTGTATGTACTGCTGGGACACATTTTAACTTGGCAACTGGTGATTGTAATATTGGTGGAGATACCTTTTCTTATAATGCAGTAAAGAAAAAATTACAAATAAAAAATGTTGATATTGAGTGGTCTACAACAACTTCTCCTGATATATCTGATGTGAATGGTTTGTCAGATAAGATCAACTCAATAAATAATTCTATTGCAGATAATTCTAAAAAAATCACTTCTGTCAGTCAAACCGCAGGAAAAATCAATTGGTTAGTTGCTTCGGGTAATTCTCAAGCAAGTATGACTTTAACAGACAAATTGTATGAATTAATGGCAGAAAATATTAATTTAAAAGGAAAAGTAACTTTTGAATGTTTCGACAGCTCTGCTCAGTCTAAAATAACAAATGCCCAAAAAACAGCGGACGACATAGCTTCTAATATATATATATCAAATTCTACGACTATAAACGGAGGAAAAATTGCGACCAATTCAATAACAGCAAACGCAATAAATATTGATGACCTAAATGCATTTAAGGCTACAATTGGTGGCTGGAATATTAATGATGAAGCAATATATCATGACCAAGGTAATTATCGAGTTTATCTTCAAAAAGCGACATCTCCTGACACATGGACATTTTCATGCCAAGAGAAACGTGATGGTATATATTATGGAAATTTTTATATTAAACAGAATGGTGAAATGTATGCCTCTAATGCTAAAATAACTGGTGAAATCAATGCAACGAAATTAACTGCTTCAGGTTACGGCTGGTCAGGCGGTTCAACATATAAAATGGTTGCTAGTCTCATTGGTGGTGAAATGAAGATTTCTAACGAAACAGATGGTTCATATTTTAGTGTTCAAGGTCATGGAATCTTCGCAAAAAATAACAGAGGATTTAATACATTAACTCTTTGTTCTAATTCTACAAAAGGCGATGGAGATGGAATGACAATCACAGGTGAGGCAGGTACTGAAGTACAAGTTCTTAGAGATGGAATTAAAATGTGGCATATGCCAAATCGAACAAAAATGACTTGGATTGGGAAAGGTGAAATAAGCATTGATAGTGAAGGTACTAGAAGTTTTAGCGATGCTGCTCTATCAGTGTTCGGTAATATTAAAGCTACAGGAATTTACTGTATGCATGGAACGGAACAAAGGAAAATGGCGGTTGTATTAAATAGATTAGAAGCCAGTAATTCAGATATATCTATGTCTTGGGATGGACAATTTCTTCGATTTTGGGTAGACGATACTGTTATTAATACATGGGATAATGACAATAAAACTTGGTGTTAGAACACCATTAATTTTTAAGAAGGGAGAATTATTGTAAATGAGTACACAACAACAAACTACAGCAAAAATAACTCTTGATTTGTATACAAAAAATGTAGTTTCTGTAAACGCAAAACAATATGATAATCATACACGTTATATTGAAATAACCTGTGTTGAAAATGGAATTGTATTTACAGTTGACAAATCAATAATGAGTGCATTTATTCGTTTTAAAAAACCTGATGATAATGGTGTTTTTAATGAAGTTGAAATTACTTCCGATGGAAAGCTTAAAATAGAATTAACAGAACAAATGCTTTCCGCATCAGGCAGAGCTATTGCAGATATTTTTCTTTTAAGAAAAGTTTTTACATCCGAAGAAAAACCAACAAATATTGATGATATATATAAGGTTAATGCACCTATTATTTCAATTATGGATTTCTATATAAATATCACTCCCACGGCTCTTGATCATTCTAAAATAGAATCCTCTTATGAATTTAACGCTTTAACTAACGCTCTAGCTCAAATTGATTATAACAATAAAAAAGTTGTTGAACTAGATAAAACCTTAACTTTGAATGAAAATGTACGTAAGCAAAATGAAACAGAAAGAAAATCTAACGAAGAAAAAAGAATTAATTCTGAACAAAAAAGAGTAAATGAAGAAGATAAAAGACAGAAAGCCGAAGATGCTAGAATTGCAAATGAAAACACTAGAATTTCAAACGAGAATACAAGACAAGCACAAGAGACTAAAAGACAAACAGATACTGCGACAGCTATAACCAATGCAAACGCAGCAGCTAAAAATGCAAATGATAAAGCAAATGATTTGCAAAATAAATTAGATAATCACCATTTTGTTCTTACTAACGAACTTGAAGATAGTGTATCTTCTACTTCTACAGTTCACGCTCCTACTGCAAATGCAGTTAAGACGGCTTATGACAAAGCCGCATCAGTTGAAAATACGGTGAATTCAAATAAAAGTAATTGGAACGATAAATATACTAAGAATGAAATCGACAACAAATTTTCCGCTTTAGAGAATAACATTGATTGGAAAGAATCTGTTGCTACTTTTGCAGATATTGCAAAAACTTATCCTAATCCTGAAGATGGATGGACGGTTAATGTAAAAGACACAGATTACACATATCGTTATAGTGGTTCAAAATGGGTCGCAATTTCTGCCAACGCCATTCCAAAAGCTACACAATCTGTTGATGGTTTACTATCTAAAGAAGATAAAACAAACTATGATGATGCTAATTCTAAGAAGCATACTCACAACAACAAGACTATATTAGATAAGATTGTAAGTGACCCTCTTCTATTGACTGGTGGCACAATGACTGGAAGAATTATTAGAGAGGCTGGTAGCTCTTGGATAAGAGATAGAGAAAATGTAGCCGTTTTTGGCAGTAGATCTTCTTTAGATAGCTATAACCCTGTTGTTGGACAAAAAACTCCAAATGGTGCTTGGACTATTGGTAATTTAGCCACAAAAGAAGATCTTGTGTTTAATTATACTACCGATGCAAATTTTAATGGAAGGGTCAACAATTCTGCTCCAATCTATCTTCCCGCCGCTTCTTCTGAAAGTGGAAGTACAATTATAACTACAGATACCATCTCTGAACAAAGTGTTAAATTTGCAACCTCGGCAAATAGTGCAATTAAGCTAACTACTTCAGCAGGTTCTGCTACTCAACCTATTTATTTCAGTGACGGCAAACCTGTTGCTTGTTCTATTCCACTTGGGGGCACAACTTTAAGCATAGCAAAAGAAATAAATTTAACTGATTCTAAATATAATGAAGATACTTGGTACCCAGTTGTGGCTACTGTATTAATTCCGAGGGGTGGAATGTATCGTCTAAAGTGTGCCGCACAGCTAGATGGTAATTGTATGCCAAATTGGAGTAATCACACTTATAAGAATGGATTTACTGCAATTTTAGATCTTTTAACCATTCAAAGTGGATATGGAACAACTGATGCAAATGAAATTGTTTTAAGCTATCAACAAAAATTCATCTCTGACTCCAAAAATCCAATTGGTTACAAACAGTTGATTAACTCTTCTAAACCTGTTTTGTGGCTACGAGGTGGTGGTATATATCAAATATATTCCGAATGGAACACTGAATGGACAATAATAACAGAATCTACAACTATAACCAATGAAACCATTTCGCCAGCAACAACACCTCCCGGATTAGCATTTAAGAAAAAATCTGATATATATGCCAATCTTCAGGGGAGTTCTACTTATCTTAATGGATATCAAGGCTCAATCCCCAATACGGCTAATACCTATGTTCTTAGAGATAAAAACAGATATGTAAATCTTAATTATATTAACTCTGATACAGCCAAAAACGAAAATGTTGCGATATCACAGGTTATCGTCACAAATGATTCTGATAATTATTATAGAAAAACAAGTCTTGCTCATCTTAAAACAAGTTTAGGACTGATGCCACCAGAGGCTAATAGCAATAATTATATAAAAGTATATAATGATTATACTGCTAATACAGGTAAAAATAATGATAAAACCGCTAATGATATTGCCAATGCAGGATTTGCCGTAGGAATGATCCGAGGAGCTACTTCTAATCCTCTTGGTAATAAGCAAGCGTGGTTTCACATTATTAATATGGGTTGGGATACAAGAACGACTAACAGTGCTGGGTTGTGGACATCGCAAATTGCAATTGGTACTAATAATGGCACTGGTATGTATTATAGAACAGCTAATTCGGACGCACAGATTTCTACAATTGGATGGGCAAGAGTATTAGACAGTTCTTGCTACAAATCTTATTGTCCACCAATCTCACACGCTAGTTCCGGTGTCACTTATGGTAAGTCAACTTCAGCTAATTATGGTCACACTAAGCTAAGCGATACTTACACTTCTGCTGTAGGTACTGCCGATTCAGGAATAGCACCTTCGCAAACAGCTCTTTATAACGTTTATAAGAAAATACCTAAATTTTCATTATCTGGTACTACACTAACAATTACTACTACTTAGGAGGTGAATATTATATGAGTTTATCTTGTAATAATACAGACATTAAAAATATTACATATAATGGAACTAACCTTAGTAAGGTTATATACAACGGAGTTGTTGTGTGGGAGAAAGCCCCAGCAGTATATAATTATAGTAATTTCGGCACGTTCTTAGGGTTGTATGGAACTACACATTTTCTATTTAGACAAAAAAATTCGAATATGATTGACGTAGTAAATATATCTACTTTTAGAAATGAAGGTGAGTTTGACCAATTTGACTTTAAATATGGTGATGTAAATGAGTTTGAGGCAATAAAAAGCGGTGCTTTGTATTGTAATCAGTATGACGGCAGTTATTCTGTGAACGAATTAATGCAATGGACTATTAAAGGTATTTGTAATGCAAACAGCAGTACTCCAGGAACTACAATAAACCTTCCATTAGGAAGAGATATAGCAAACACAATTGAACTTAATTATATGGAAATAGACGGACTTAATTTTAACACTTTGTATTGTGATATGTACGCAATAAATTATGCAACAAATAAATTGGTATTAAATATGCATGCGGATTACTATGTTGAAAATGATACTGGTACAGACACTTGGGAAAATTCCTACACTAATGTATTTATAATAGAAATACCTATTATTAACGAAACTGAGTTAGATTCTAACAAAAGTACAATTATTAGAAACTTTTATAATTATTACACAATTGAAGAACCAGATAGTTACGAAGATTACAGCGAAGTTTGGTATTACAACACTTACACACAAGATTTGTATGAGATATGTTATCATGAAGATAATGATGGTGAAATAATTGAGTTTTTTAGAATTAATAATAAAGACGTTGATAAATGGTGCGGACTATCTGCCACACAAATATCTGATTCTAATATAATAAGAGGTGCTAATTTTAGTTTTAAAGATATTGATGCTACCTTATCTATTCCTCACGCTACCTTAAAGGGTTCATTAAATGTATATGTTTTTAACAAAAATAAATTAGTTAAATCTACGCTGACAGATAATGACCTATTTGCAGCAGGAATAACAACTAACTTATCTGTAAAATATAACGGAGAAGATGTATATATTGCAAATACAACTAAGAAGATAATTAAAAAGCTGAAATTCAATCCAAACACATTTGAGGTAACACTATAAATATAAAGGAGAAAGGATTTATGTATATTCAATTTAACGATTTAAGACAAACTAAATATGAAATTATAAATTATGAATTTGTTGAATTTCCTAATATTGTAAGAATATATTACAGAGATGATAACGTCTTTTCCGATGATATTGGTTTTAAAATATATTCCGATGAAGAAACTTGTGTTTATGATTTTTCTGAATATTATTATATTTATGATTCTACTGACGAATATATTGAGTACAATAAAAAAGATACGGTATATTACATATATTATGAATATAATTGGGAAAAATATGTTACAAGACAATTTTCAAGCGAAAAAGATAATATTTCAGATTGTTATCTTGTTTGCTCAGGAAAGGGTAAGAAATATAGATTTCCTGATGCTTTAGATATTGTAGACGAAAATGGATTATATAACTATCAATTAGTAGATAATCAAATAGTCAAAATATCGCAAGAAGATAAAGATAAGATTTTGGAAATAAACAAGCAAAATGCTTATAATGCTGCTCTTGAAAATAAAATAAAAGAATTAACAAATGCCTGTCAGAGTGTTATCGTTGCAGGAATAGTATACAATGAAGAACACTACTCTTACACTGTTACCGATCAAAATAACATTAGCAATCTTGTAAGTATGGCAAAAACAACAGGTATGAATGTACCATATCATTCCGATAAGAGTTTGTGTAGATTATATACACCCGAAGATATTTATAATATATATATTATGCAAGAAATTAATGTTACTTCTAATACGACATATCTTAACCAGTTAAAAGCTTATGTATATACTTTAACCGACATTAAAGATGTTCAAGTGGTTCAATATGGGCAGGAATTAACAGGTGAATATCTTGATAATTATAAGACTATTATGGAGCATTCTCAAAAGATTATAGAGGTGTTAAATGCAGAAACAGCTAAAATTACTCAGTAAATATTTATTTCTATTTTGTGTCGGTGCAGGATTATATATTTCTATTGAATTGTTATACAGAGGGTATTCACATTGGACAATGGGTGTATTAGGAGGTATATCTTTTGTATCAATAGGACTTATTAATGAAATTTTAAGTTGGAAAACACCTTTATTAATTCAATGTGCCATTGGAGGTTGTTTAATAACCTTCTATGAATTTATTACTGGATTAATATTGAATATTTGGTTACATTTAGGTATATGGGATTATTCTCATATGCCTTTTAATATTTTAGGTCAAATATGCTTGCCATTTACACTAATTTGGTGCATATTGTCTTTAGTGGCAATTATATTAGATGATTATATAAGATTTTGGTTTTTCAACGAAGAAAAGCCGAATTATAAATTGTTTTAACACGATGATTTTATATATAACTATAGGGATACTAGAAATTAATCTGGTATCCCTATTTTTTACGATTCTTATTTGACTTATTTTTAGAAGGTTATATCAAGAATAAATATGTAGATAAATTTAGAGTAAAAAAAAGAAATATGCCAAAATTAGCATATTTCTTTTTTATTAACGTATATATATTTAATAAAACTAAGGTTTGGTCTTTGCACCAATTATTTTTTATTTTGCACCAATTTGACACCAATTGGTCAGTATAAAATAGTATAAAACAGTAAATAATAGAAAATATTAAAAAAAGAAAGTGCCAAGAATACTGGATTCCTAGCACTTTCAATGGTTTTCGAGTGAGCAAATAA